CATTTTCAAGTTTAGAAGCCAATTCAACAGTTTCATTATATAATCTAACTTTTTCTAAACTCTTATCAATCTCAGAAGTTGCATTATTAATTGGTTCGATTATACTATCTGTTAGAATTGGAACTGCAACCTCGGCTGCAGTCAACATATCTTCATATGCTAATGGTTTAGAAGTATCAATAATAGTGGTAACCATTTGTGCTAGTCTATTTGCCTTTTTTAAATCTTGATAATCCCCTTTTTCCGCAACTTTAGGTGCAGCATCTCTAAGTGCTTGGGGTAAAGAAATTTGTAAAACTTGTCCTTTCCAATTAAGTGTTTGAGTCTTGACATTATCTTTTCCTTTAATAATATCTGAATTAATATCTTTTGATATATCGATATCTTGTCCATCATCAGTATCTTTAAATGGAATAGAATTATATATATTAGTCAAAGCTTTAACAGCAAGTACATGTCCTGAACCACTTAAATATTGTTTAATTCCTTTACCATTCATATTTTCTGTAATAGAACGTTTAATTATATCTTTTAAGTTTTTATGGAAAGAGATTAAATTTGGTAAATCATTAGATAAGTTTAATTTGGATGAGGGTGCGTCTTTATAAGCTTGCATAATTGCATCAGCTGGGTCTAATCCACCACCTGATTGTACTTCTTGGTTTTGTAGTATACTTGCAATAACTTCAAATGCTTCTACTGCCTCTTGATTAGCTGTGGCAAATTCGATAAGATTATGGATTATCATAGTAACTCCGAAGATATATTGAAAAGGTAATAATTTGAGTATTTCACCTAAACCCAAACTAGATTTAATTTGTGGTTCATTATCTTCTATTTCTTGTAATATCTTTTTATAGTATTTCATGTCTATAATATCAATTAATATACCAAAATCATGTTTAATTCTTTTATTAACTTTTAATGGTTCAGTAATAGCAAGTTTAATATTCTGTTGATATAAATCTAAAATTTCACTTGCATATGTAAAATGATAATAATAATTTTTACCTAAATAGTAATAGTGACAATCCAAGAATGTTGGACCATCTTGTAAATCATGATAAGATGGACTTGATTTATCTATATTATATATTTTAAATGTTTCACCATCACCTAAATCATACCTAATATTCTTATCAGTTGTCATATAACTTCTAAACATTGAGTTAACAGATTCATATTTGAATCCATGAGCACTAATATGAGTTTCAAATCCTAATGGATTTCCAATCTTGATATAATCTCTTTCAACAATAGGTTGACCATTCTTATTTAACTTAACACCAACAATACCATTTGTCATATTTTGGGCAACTTTAGCCTTGGCTTCTTTAGTCAGACCAATACCATTCAAGTAAGTACCTACTTGTGTACTATAGTTAATATCAACTGATTGTATATTAATCTCATTTATATCAGATGGTGTAGTTAATATTGGTTTATTATTAACATCACAATAAATATACTCCATATTTGATGAATATCCTTTCCAATTATACATATTCATAATCTTTCTCATTTTCTTTTGTGAATCAATATTATCGTTAAGTTGTTTAGATAATTCCTTATATATTGTTTGGACTGCGTTGTTTACTTTTAATTTATTATTATTAAATAATGTGTAAACATTTAAATTGTACGATTTATTGGAATCATGTGTTAAAGGTATAATTTCATTAATTTTATTAATATTTGGGTCTCCTTGTATTTTATTAAGTTTATAATGGTCAAATAGATTTACTGCATTATAACCTTCATAATTAATATTATTTAATACTGATAAATCCATGGTCGCATTTACTAAAACTTCATCCATAGTATAGACAACAGGATATTCTTGGTCATTATTTGGGTTATTTATAATTTTACCGTTAATTAATTCTTTAATATATGTTCCAAAATTATCATTTTGTAGTGTAGGTAAATAATATTGAGGTGTAAAGAAATCTGCACCACGAAAAATATTATGTGAATTGGAAATATTATAACCACCATCATTTGTATAATATAATTTGTCTTTTTGAGAACTGTCTTTATCGTTAATAGTTAAAGTAAGTCTATTAGATGTATCTTTATATAATTGTTTATGATACTTATGACAGTATATTGTCAGTTGTTTTGATTTATCTTTTGGATAAAAATAATTTCCAAGACTTTGTCCTGGATTAGTATAATTACCATAATGTGTAATATCATCAACATCCATTGCATGATCATGATGAATAATATGTCTACTTCCATGCAAACCGATTTTCTTTGTTCCAATAAATAATTCATTTGTATTTCTATATTTATCAACTTTATCATCTGAAAGTTCTAATTTGTGTAAACCACCCTTTAATAAATTATCATATATAACTTGTTTAACTATCAATGTATGTTGATTACCACCTGCTGGATTTAATATGTGTTCACTATACCATAATTTTGGTGTATTATTATGACCAAAGTAAAGGTAATTAACGTTATTATTAGAATCATTAGGTAAACCATGATATACTGAAGTATTAAATGGTGTCTTTTGGGGTTGTGGTACATTATTTTTATCAAGTGTTGGCGATGTATGTAAAATTATATTGAAATTATATTTAATGTTTTTTGCAGTATCATCTGTCTCATCTTTTAAGAATATACTTGGTAATAAGTTAAATGTACATACTCTTGATATACTATAATGTGGAGTATTAATAGCATCACCTGGAAAAACAGCTCCAGCGGTTGTATCATATTTATCTGCATTATTATTACTAATTGATGCCAATTCTAATACTTCTTTATTATTAATTTTATCATATTTTGCATCAGGTGTAATTGGTAAACAATGGTCAACAGAATCAAATACACCAGGTCTACCTGAAGGATAATGTCCAGTATTATCATCTGGTGAAACAGCAGTTAAATGTACACTATAATTATCATTTTGTTCAGAGTCATATAAATTATAAGACATATAATATTGATTCCAAGAAGGTTCTAATAATGATTTTGGTAACTTAACAGAATAACCTACTGGTAATGGTTTATCATGATTGTAAATATAAGAATATCTTTGTCTATTAATAGTTTTAACATTCATATAAACACTCTTAAATCTTAATAAGTTATTCATACCAAATCTTTCAAAACCACTAAGAGCATTAGCATTCATATGATAATTGAATCTTAATGGATATACATACCTTGGTAATGCAATACCATAATTCATATAGTCAACTGATTTTTTTTTACACATTTCTTTAAAGTTTTCAGTTATATATTTATCATTAAAACCTAATGATTTAACTCTGGCAAATCCATCTTTAACTTCAGTATGTATTACTTTAGCTAATTGTGCAAATCTAATTGCAAATAATTTTTGAAAATTGTCTCTCATATTTTTAACCCAATCATAAACTGGAGATGGATGACTTGCTCCAATACCAATTAATTGATGGTATATTAATGCTGTCATTGTATATGTTTTAAAACTTAATCTCGGAAGATGATTAATGGTTGAGTCAAAATCCAATATATGCATTACACCATTAGTACCTACTCCAGCGTTCATATTTGGGTTTACTTGATTACCACGAGCATCTACAAAATAATTTATAAAACCATTATGTCCACTATTTATAAATTTATGGTTATTATTAATTATTTTAAACAAATTTTTAATTTGATGAACATATTTTTCATTAGGATTAGCATCATTAATATCATTACCATTATTCAAATAATCAGAATACATACAATTATTTCGTCTATGATTTAAGGTTCTTAAGTAATTAGCAGATGTTACACTCCATATTAATTTTCTATAATTATTTATATTTATGTGTTGAATACCTGCATAATTAGAGTTATTATTTATGTAAACAACTGTATTTGGTGGATAATTATGAGCATTAAAATCTATATTAATAATAGCATGATTCCACGAATCAGAAAAACAGTCATTAATTCTACTATTAGCTGGATTAGCGTTATCTTGATAAACAATACAACCATCTTGTCTTAGACCCCGACTATTATCATTTACATTACCTTGATAAGGTAATAAATATTCATAAATTCTATTATCATTATCTATATCAAGTATTTTTTTAATATCACCGTTGTTCAAATCTGGATTATCACGAAACTTATCCATAACTTCTAACCATCTTTCAAATATGTAATAAAATGCCCATACTGTATTATAGTTGAATGTCTCTGGATTATCTTTTTTAAATATTTCAGTATTATTATTATACCTATCTGTTAAATTCGTAAATAATGAACGGAAATCATTCGTAGGTGATGTATTTATATTTTCTCCAAACAAAACCTTATATATTTCTATATAAGTTCTAATTCGATGTTGTTCTAAATTAGTTACATATGAACCACGAGAAGTTCCCTTAAAACTACCATCTATTGGACAATGAGTATCTAATTCAATTAATGTTAAGACAAATGTATGGAACATATCATGAAATATCTTATCATTATAATTCGGATCAGTATGATCAATACCAAAGTTTTCATTACTTTCGTTTGTATATTCTACATCAACTGCAACATTAGCTGTACCATTAATATCAATACATCTTTGACCTAAAAACATAGATTTTATAACACCAAAAGCAGAGTTTTCATTATATTCACCTAAGTATGTACCATTGGTACTAAATATCTTATTAAATCCAGTATTAATATCTGTTAATATTGATTCTGTCTTTGTTTCAAGTTCTTTAATATTTATTTTTTCAAATTTAGAGTATACATTATTATATTCTGATGCTAATAAACTCATATTATTCTTAAATGAATCTCCTCCATTACTAGGTGAGTGACTTTCACTTGCTAGGTTTCCAGGTGCATTATTTTTGAATACAAAATCTAAACTATCTTTATTATATCCATTTCTATGATTTCTAAAAGAACCTAATACAAATGTTCCATAATTATTAGTTCCATGAGTATTATTTGATTTAATATCACTTAGTTTAACATTATTTATTAATGTATTAAAAATATCAGTATTCGTTGGAACCGGTTTATTTATATCATTTAATACATTCAATAACTCAAAGTTGATATTAGTTAAATTTACATTTAATCTCTTAGTTAATTGATCTATTGCTGATATCAGCTTTGGTTGATGGTTTGCTATACATAATCTATCAACTATCAATCCACCTACAGTATTATCAAAGTTACATAATCCCTGATTTGCAATAATTTCAAGGTTTGTACTTGGCATATACTGTAAATTTGTTTTATAAATAGGTATGTTATATGGTATTGGGTTTCCATTAACTGATATTCCATGATATGTAATAGATGCATCATTTAGTGATAAATATGGTTTAATTCCATTATAATGAATATTAACATCGGTATAGATTCTACTTGACTTATAATTAAATAGTGCATTAATTACTTGAATCTGATAATTAACTTTTTTAATATTATTACCGTTATATTTTTTAATAAAATCATTCAATTCATTTACAATTGTTGTAGGAGCAATATTATTAATATTATAATTACTAATTAAATTTGATGATATTACATTAGCTGATATTCTACTATATGTAGCTAAAGCTATATTATGTAAAGCATTATGTACAAACATTTTAAGATTATAATTTTTCATTTGTCCAACTGGATTTCTAGTGTTAAAACATAATAAAATTTCTTGTGCCAATCTTATTTTATCATCGTCGGTTAAACTGTTAATGTTGGCTGGTACTACAGGTACACCTGCAGTATTAGATATTTCCAGGTGAATTAATGGATATAACATATGGTTATTATTAATAATATATGGTCTTTGCATAATGTGTCGTAGTGCAATATTATCAAATAATGTACCTAAATCTCCTGCTGGAATTAGATTACGATTTATTTGTGTAACTGATTGACGAATATAACCTATACGTGTGCCCAAATCATCTAAATTTGCTTGGTCATATAAACGATAATTAGTATTAGCTGACATCATTAATGCTTTGAAATGGTCATCATTATTAAAATTATATTTATAATTAGTAATTATATCAAGATTAAGTATATTATCAAGATCAAATTCATTGTAACCACCTGAAACAGTATTGTCATGTATTGTATCGTTAAATTCTTGATTTACGTTTGTACGTTGTATAATAGCTGGCAATTGATTATCTAATTTATCAAAATATGAATGTGATAATTTATATGGTGTTGCATGTGATTTATCTATTTGATAATTTTCAAAGAAATTAGGTAATGGTAATGCTTTAACTAATCCATTAGTATCTTTTATATCATTCCAATTAGAAATTAATTCATATTTTAAATCTTTATCTTTATATCCATAAGTTAAATCACCCATCTTTAACATGTTATTAAGTTTACTTTCTATTTTAATAGTAGTATCTCCTTTATGAGAAGGATATACTAAATGGGCAGCATATGCATCTGGAATAAATGGTAATCTAGAATAAAGATTCATTTCTGAAAGTATTTTATTCATACCTACATTTAACATCTGGAATGAATGCTTGTCTGAACCATATATTACATTAGACCCTTGAGCAAAATTAATTGGTTTATTAGCAAAAGGTGATTTATTATCTCCAATAATACCATGTGATAATAAGATATCTTCAACATTGTAATCAGTAAATATACCATATTTTTTCTTAGTATTATCAGTTACTTTACCAAATAAATTTAATCCAGATGTTGATGTATCATTTAAAATAGTTTCCACTAATGATTTTTCAAAACCGAATTGATTAATTAATATATTTTCATCGTAATTTCCAGTGTTAATATCCAAACTTAATCCAGTAATCATATTTACCATATTACCAGTCATATCAGATGCATTGAGATAATATAATGAATTTGGTAAAATTGGTCTTCTTTGGAATGGACACATTACCATATCAATACCAGAATCTAATCTTTTGTTTAATTCTGGATTATTTAATTTAATACTATATATATTACTTGTTTTAGTTCTTGGTAAAAATAAACAGAAGTCGTATTTTCTAGCAGCATCCAATAAACCAAGTTTATCATAAATATTATTATAATACATATTGCATTTGTAATCAGATGTATCTTTATATTCTTTGGAACTTAATGAAAAATCGGTACCATCTTCCCATTTTATATTACTTGCAATAGTTAATTTATTTGATGATTCCATAAATGGATAATAATACCTTTCAATTGCATCATATCTGTTAAATTTTAATTCATGTGTTTCAGATACTTTACTCTTATTATTTATATTAGTTTCTAGAGTATAATGTAACTTATATTCATTAGTAGAAGGTGATTCTATCTTATTTAACCTGGTATATAAAATATCATTATCAACTAAAGAACCATAATGTTCAATTAACATACCTGCTATTTTATTAATATGATCTGTTGTATCTTTTGATATTCTATTACCACCACCGCTACCTTTGTAATCACCACGAAAATTCTTTTTCTTCCCACCTTGGTCTTGACCACCTTTACCTTGACCACCTTTATTTCCATCTTTACCTTGTCCACCTTTATTTCCATCTTTACCTTGTCCACCTTTATTTCCATCTTTATTTCCTTCTTTATTATAGTCTCCTTTTGGTTTATTTGCTTTAGGGTCATGTGTTCCAGCTTGTGTAGTATATTTAACTTTAGTATCAGCACCAGTACCTTTAATTCTATCAGAATTAGGTAATCTTTCATAACCTTTCTTAGCAACTTCTTCTAAGTAACCTGCTACAACATCTTGTTTATTCTTTTGCATAAACTTTAAAATATCCCTAATACTAATAATATCATCTTTAATAAGTTCAATATTTTGTTTAAGTTGATTGCGACTCCTTATCATTTGTTGAAAATCTACTTTAAAACTTTGAGAGGGTTCTTGATTAAAAAACTTTTGAATAGCATTTGATGCTACCTTTTGTACTTGATTTTCTAATTCCATATTAGCTTTAATATCTACTCTTAATTGTTCAATTGATTTCATTAAGTATTGCAAGTATTCACGTTTTTCTTGATATAATTTATCGTATAAGTTTTCTAAACCATCTATTGTATTAGATAAATTGGACTTAATTTTTCTTTTACCAGTTGTATTAATTTCGATAATCATTATATATAAATCTTCTAGGGCCTTTTGATATTTCTTTGATTTATTATCAATGAATTCTTTCTTTAATTTGGAAATATTAACGAATTGTCTATCTAAATATGTAACTTCATTACGTTTTTGATCCAAATATTCCAATGTTTTAACATTACCTTGTCTAAAGTATTCATCTTTTTTCAACATTTCATCTACATATTTTTCAATCTTTTCAAAATCTTTAATAGTATTCATCATTATTTTTTTACTTTTAGGATCTTCCTTAAAAATTGGTAAGTCAATCTTAGTTCTATATTGATTAACTGTTTTCTTTTTGACATTAAATTTACTATATGTTTCTGCAGATTGTTGACTGAATTTAGTGGCTGCATCTAAGTATGCTTTAACAGTACCTTCATAATTTGATTGTTGACCTTTTAAGTATTCTCTTTGTTTTTTAATTTGTTTTTGTAAGGAAACTAATTCAGAAACTAATGTTTTAATTTGAACATCAACTACATTCATCTTATTTAATGCTTCTCTCTTCTTACCACCTTTAAAGAAGTTATCCAATGGTGTTACTATATCTGGATTATCTTTATGATGCTTAGCAATAACAAAGAAGATTGTCTTCTCTCTGAATCGATTAATATATTCATTTGCTTTGTCTAAAGCAGTATTTATTTGTGTATCATATCTAATAATTGTTCTAGAATATTCATTTGACATTTCGATTAACTTACGATTTGTTCCTTTTAATTTTTTAGCTTCTAATAAAACCTTTTTAATCTCCTTCTTTAATCTTCTTGTTTTAAAGTCAAATAAGTTTTTAATAGCATCAACTACACCACCACCAAACTGTGCAATTTCTTCTTTAGTTAAATCTTTAGATTCAATCTTGAAACTTTTAAGCATATGTGGTGATACACATCTAACTTTTTGATAATATCTTTTAGAATTTGGATGAAGTCTAGCACTAATATATTTTTGTCTTAAACGACTCATTCGTCTAGATTTTGGTCCTTTTTGTTTGGGTTGAGATCTACATTTTATTTTTTTATTCTTAAGTTTACTATTTCTGTTTTTTTGTTTTTTATTATTTTTACTATTTTTTATACTAATTCTCCTAGTATTTTTTTTTACCATATGTATAAATATATATTATAATCCAGATAAAAAATATTATGCTCTCCGTACTCGTTTACATTTTTAAAATTAGTTATCAGAACTAACTATTTAATTGAAGTTAAATAAACATAATTAATAGAATATAAATATTCATCAAATAATGAGCCACTTATTTCCAATATTTAATATAAATCAAAAATCAGATATTAGAGATTATATGAATAAAAATGGTTATGTTGTTATTAACAATATATTAACTAAAGAAGAGTGCAAATTAACTACTTTTGATATAAATAATCAAATACAAAAACTTGACTCCAGATTTAACATATTTAAACCAGAAACATATGATTATATGGTTACACATGGTCAATATGGAATGATAACAAAAAAACCTATATTTACAGACCAATTCTTAATAAATCGTCAAAATAAAAATATTATTGAAGCATTTAAAATATTATATGGAGATGAAGATTTAATTGTAAATCATGATAGATTTACATTTTATCGTCCAACATTAACTCCTGGAAAACCAGAATATAAAACACCATATGTATATCCAAATTTACATTTAGATACTGATCCGCAAATGTATATGGAACATTATAATATTTTTGAACAAAAACAAAAATCCTTATTATATAAGGATAAACATAGAGATTTTATTACAGAAAATAACTACTTTACATTTAAAGACCAACCAATTTATCAAGGTATTATTAATCTTTGGGAAAATTCTTATGAAGATGGTGGATTACATTTAGTACCTGAATTTCATAATAATTTTGAAGAATGGTATCATCAAAAAAAATTTAAAAAAAATCCAGGTGATGATACTGGATTTCATTTTTCAGCATCCAATAGACTTAAAATATGTACATACGCCACTTAGAATACCACTTAATTCAGGTTCAATTGCTATATGGGATAAAAGATTAGCACATGGTAGTGTACCAAATAATAGTAATAAAGGTAGATTAATGCAATTTATTTTAATTAGACCTAAAAAATCTTTTTTACCAGAAGTATTAGATAGGAGAACTAAAGAACTTAAACAAATTTTTATAGATAATAATTTTATGGATAAACTAGAAGATAACCATATATTTTGGTAAATTCACTTAGAAAATAAAATAATATTATTTTATTATATGAAACATAAAACACTTTTAATGGTAATAAGTTGTAATAAAAATTCATACTTATGGGATAAATTACTCAAAAATATGAATTATAAAAATATATTAATTTTAGTAGGTAATCCAAACCAGTCATCATTATATGAATATTCCAATAATATTTTATATATTAAAATAAATGATACTTATGATTCCTTACAACTAAAGGTATTATATGGATTAAATTATATTAATAATGAATATGAAGAATATACACATGTGTTAAAATTAGATGATCATGATACCTTAATGACAAATAGTTTTTATATCTATAATCAAGAGAATATAAACTTTACTGATTTTTGTGGTAAAAAATTAACAAATATTAACAAAAAGAAATTTAGAAAAGATTATCATATTGGAAAAGTTAAACCAGGTTGTTATTGGGATAATCTAGAATATCATGGTAATTTTGAATATAACTTTTTTTATGGTGGTGAAAGCTATGTTTTAAGTATACATTCAATTGAAATAATACTAAAATATGTTAATAATATTTATGGATCCATTGCTAATATATATTATGATTTTATTTATGAAGACCAAATGATAGGTCATATACTAGCTATAAATAATATTTTACCAGTTAAAGTTAAATATAAAATACAATTAGGACAGTGGTATAAGTTAGAATTTGTACATATACCAAAAACAGCGGGAACAAGTATAGAAGATTTAGGTAACTTATATAATTATAAATGGGGTAGACATTTCAAAAATTATGCAATTACTAAACCAATTAAAGGTGTTAGTTCATGGCATAATCATAATTTTAAGAAAGAAAATGAGAAGACTTATTTTACAATAGTCAGAAATCCATATGATAGAATTATTAGTTCATATAAATATAGATTATTATACAATTGGTCACAATTGAAAGTAATAAATGATATTACTTTTAGTCCAGAAGGTTTTTATAAGTATATAGACATAATTACTGATATTTATCAATTAAATAATAATGTTATTAATAATCATATATTACCACAATATAAATTTGTTTACAATTATAAACCAAAGAAAAATAAATATGCAAAGAAAGTGGACCATGTTATTAAATTAGAAGATAATCTTAAGGGACAATTAAAAATATTATTCAAAAAATACAATACTGGTATCAATGTTGACGACCTATCATATAATAATAAATCATTTAAATTATTAACTAAGTATGATTTAAATCAGAAATATTTGGATAAAATATATGATTTTTATGAAACAGACTTCATAAAGTTCAAATATAATAAACTAATATTACCAGTTATATATATTAATTGTATCTGTTTTGATACTAAACCTGAAAGATTAATTGAATTTTTTGATTATTATAAAAATATAATTAAAGTAGATAAAATTATTATAAATGATATTAATACTAAAAATAATGAAGATATAAACAAAAATATATGCAATCAATTTAATGTGACATACTTTAAAGTAAATATAGAGACTATTACAACTGATATGGAAATATTAATACTGGAAAAATCTTTACAATATGTTTCCAGTTTAGAAACAAATTTAGAAAAAGTTTGGATTATCAACCTTAAAATCAATGATTTTATTTACTTTGACAATTTAAATATAAAGAAATACATATATCAACAAAATAATTATAATGTAATACGTATATTAAACAGAAAATTCCAAGTTAATGATAATGAATATATATTAGAACAGATAAATAATAATTATGTTATTAATAATGAATATAATGAATATATTGATATATATAATATGTCATATGTTAAAATGAATAACTATCAAGGATGGCATAATAATACATCATTACCTGATAAAGGATTTATTGAAAATCCAGATAATGTGGTTGTTAAGTCATATCAGATTATTGAAAATAAAGATAATAATATTGACAAATCATTAGATAATATTAATAATAATAATAATATGGTTGATAAATGGAAATATTGTATTAGAAATTCAATTAAAAAGATTGGATGTGTACTTCCATCAGATATTAATAATATGGAAGATATATTACCTAATTATGAAAGTATTACAATAATCTATAATTTGAATTATATAGATGATTTATTTGATAAAATAGAAACATTATATCTATGTGACTCATTTATTGACATGTTTTTGATTATAACAAATTTGTCATATAAGATAAATAATACACTTAATAAGCTTAAATATAATAAGAATAAGTCATTCTTAAATATAATACATAATATTTTATTTGATAAGATTAGTGATAAAACCTTTATAGTTTTGATGATAAAACCATATATGATATTGACTCGAAAACATGCTGAAATATTGATTAATACCAAAAATAAATACTATACTTTTTTTAATAACATTAAAACAAAATATGATATAGATATAATGGAATTATATATAGGGACTGTATTGTATAATGAGCTATCGTATGATGAATTTTATTTAGAAATGGATTTTATAGAATTAGATGATTATTTCTAAATAATTTTTTGCATAAAGATAAAATTGATTCACTATATATTAACAAAAATCATTTAATATTATAACTAACAATGTCAGAAAAATTAACAGAATACATTAGTTTTTGTGATAGAAAAGCTGATAATGTACGATCAGACAATCTTAAAATTAAGATATTAGATAGCTTACAAGAAAAATATCAACTTGACATTTCTTTTAAACCTTATAATCTACTTAAACACACACGTATACCATGTGTGGATAAACATCCTCATATTTTAAGTCTTAGGACAATTGGTAACTCTTACTTTCTTTATTTAACAAACATCGACGGTATTAATTACTGTTTTTATATTGACAAAAAAGTAGATGCCCCTAGACATATGTATCCTAGAATCTTAAGTGTAAAATATAGATTTAGTGATGAACTTTTTAATGATACATTATTTGATGGAGAATTAATTTGTGATACTGAAGGCAGATGGTATTTTATATTATCTGATGTATTGGTTTACAAAGGTCAACTATTAAATAATCAAACAATAGAACGGAAAATAGAACTTATTTATTATACATTACAAAATGATTATAAACCAGATATGATTTTAGATATTTGTCCTTTTCAAGTCAAAAAATTATTCACATATAAGGATATTGATTATATTATCAAAAATTATATTCCTAATTTACCTTATAATACCAAAGGAATATGTTTTAATACATTAAATCCTCAATATTCAAGCTATATATATATGTTTAACCCTTCTGAAAGAATTCCAAGTAAATATCGGAAACAGCAAGTACAACATAAAGTAACTACACCGAAACCCGAAACACAAAGACTACATATTTTTAAAATTATTGAAACAAGTACAAGTCAAATATTTGATTTATATTGTACTAATAATGGTAAATTAATTAAAAATGGTGTAGCTTATGTAGGTGATGCATCACATCGTCAATTTATTAAGCATTTATTTGATACTGCTTCATCTAAATTGAATATTATGGTAGAATGTTACTATTTACCAAGATATAGAAAGTGGAAACCTATCAATAAATCAAATAGAGAAGAACCAGATGAATTATCTGAAATAAAAAGTACAGTTAATTCACTAAAGAAATAAATTATATTGGTAACATTTTAATTACTTTTAATTTTATATCTTATTTTCTTTATTTTTTTTATTAATATCTTTTAAATTTAATTTAATAACTTCAAAAATATTATTTTTTTAAAACAATAATATTTATTATACATCAAAAAAAATACAATGAGTTTTGATAATTAAAAATAAATGTTAATTATTAATCATATGTACACAATACCTAATCCAATTTACAATCAACTTGTCGTTAATTTAGAACAAGATGATACCATTAAAAAACATTTAAAAAACAATACATTTAATTTTGGTGGTAAAGTCAAAAAAATAGGGACACATAATGAACTCAATATTGAAGCATATACTGGTCTAAAATCATATCTAACAAAAAAAAGGATTGCTTTAGATATTGGTGCTAGATGGGGTGAATGGGCAAGAATTATACAAGATGATTTTACTCATGTAATTTGTTTTGAACCAATTAGAGTCAAATATAAATACATTAAACAAAATTGTAAATTAAATAATCTTAGTCTATATGGATGTTGTCTAGGAGATAAACTTGGAAATGTACCAATGTATGCTGGTTCTATTTATGACCCTAATAAACCAGGTATTAACAGATTCGCATATAATAAAAATAAAAGAACTATTCAAACATCTATTAAACTAGATGATTTAGGTTTAGGACCTATTGATTTTATTAAAATTGATGTAGAAGGATTTGAATTACCTGTATTAAAAGGAGGTGAAGAAACTATTAAAAAGTGGAAACCAATAATTTGTATTGAACAAAATGGATCCGAAACAAAATGGAGAAGTGCTAAGACATTTGAAGCATCTAATTTCTTATTATCACTTGGAATGAAACTGGAAAAACAACTTAATCATCAAGATTACTTATTTGTTTGGAAAGATATTGAATATCCAACCCAAAATACAACATCTAATGAACCCAATAATACACCAAATGATCTAGATAATAATACACATGTTAATGATGAAGAAACTGAACAGGATAATAATACACCAGTTGATGAAGATAATAATACAACATTTGAAGAAGATAATGATGTAGAAAATGAAGAAGATAATAATACAACATTTGATGAAGATAATGATGTAGAAAATGAAGAAGATAATAATACACCGGTTGATGAAGATAATGATACAACAGTTGATGAAGATAATGATGTAGAAAATGTAGAAAATGTAGAAGATAATAATACACCGGTTGATGAAGATAATAATTTAGAAAATGAAGGAGATGAAGAAGATAATAATATACCGGATGATAAATAATTGTAAAATTAATATGAAATTGAATTTATAAGACTTATTTTTAATATTTTATTATACTTGGCATGGACAAGTTTGAAGATAATTTTGTTCAACATATTTCTAATTCATACTACGGATTACATGAATTAGAAAACAGAGTTAATGCTATTTTTACTGCTAGAATCTTATTACTTTTAGCAGATGACCATCTTTATTCAAATGTCAATGAACATGATATTAAAGCCATATTTGTACCTCATGCTGGTCTTAAATATTCTGGTATATGTGCTGCGAGTGCTTATAATGCTGTATTAGGTAGAGGTAATAGAATAAAAAATATTAAGAATATTGTTATGTTATGTACAAGACATTCTGGTAAAGCAGGTATTTTAGTACCTAATATTGATTATTTTGTATATAATCATAATAAATTTAAAGTTAATAACTCATTATATACAGAATTTAATACTATTAATGGTATTACCATGGAAAATGATAATGAATTTTTAGATGAACATTCAATTGAAATTCAAATGCCGTTTATTTGGAACCTTTTTGTTGGTCAAGATATTAAATATTTACCTATATTGGTAGGTCAACTCACAACTAAACAGATATATAATATTACAAGTGCATTGTCCAAATTAAACACTGAAGATACTTTATGGATTATTTCATCTGATTTAATGCATACAAATGGTGGCTATAATATTCAAATTAATAAAAATCTATCTGATACTGTTATTAGAAGAGAATCTAAGTTACTAATTGATTTCGTTAAACCCCATCAAAATTCTCTATTAACAATCCGTAAAAACTATAATACTACTAAGTATTCAATTCCGGGTTTATATGTAATGCTACTGTGGGTTGCTATATCACAAAATATGAATTTGACATCTAGAATAACATCATATTATTCTAGTCTACATATTACAGAACTAAGTATGATACATAAAACAGTTAGTGGTGTTTATAAATTTGATATTAATAAATTATTTTATAGATTTGATAAAGAAGATAATGGTTGTGTATCCTATCTTTCAATGGTATATATTCAAGAAGACACTTTTCTAAAATATCCTTTATCTAAAAGGTTATCTGTTTATGAAAAACATGCCATATATAATTTTGTCAAAAGAATTACTAAATTTATTGCTTCTTCTCATATTAAAGATATAAAACAAGCCTGGAAAGTATCACCTCCACTTATCTCTGCTTCATATCTTCAAAAGGTAGGATTATTTATTTGTTTTAGAAATAAACGGAAACTAAGAGGATGTATTGGAACAACGTCACAACATAATGATTTATTAACTAATGTTATTAAATATACTTATGAAGCTGGTTTTAATGACTCTCAGAAGAATTTAACTAAGATAAATCCAATTACAATAGAAGAAATAAACAATGGATTAACAGTAGATATTAATTTAATGGAATTACCATTATTAATATCTAAATCGGATTTTGATAATAAAGAACGTATAAAAAAATGGAAAATTGGTAAAGATGGTATTATGTTAATTGATAGACAAACTAATAAATCAGCTATGTTTTTAAGAAGTGTACCTCTTGAAATGAAATGGAATAAAGAAAATACTATGATCCACTTATCTAATAAAGCTGGTTTAACAGCTGAATCCTGGAAAAATAATTCTGTTCAATTGTTCATTTTACATGCATATGAATTTGGTTCCTATATAAGTAATTAAATAAATACCTGGAAAACTTGTTCCTCGTTTCATCCGTTAAATAAAGTTAACTGGAAAACTTATTTCTATCTTGTTTTGATTTTTTATTAGAATGGATCTAATTGGAATAAAGTTTTCCAGTTACTTTTTTTTATTACTAAATTATTGTTAGTAATAATAATAAAGAAATTAAACAGAAAATAAATAAGATATCCAGAATAGTATTGAAAATGAACAACTGGAAAAACAATTTTAGATTAGTTTTGATTTTTTATTTTATTGGATTTATTTGAAGAACTATAATGGTTAAATTAAATATAGTCCTGAAGCTTTTTAAATAACTCATTCGCAAATAGATAAAGATAACCATAGAGTATATTAGACAATTTAATTAATGTAGCAAAGTTAAAGTTTTCAACTTCATTATAAAACTGATATGTCATTTCAGGTAAAATGTTATATATATCTGGTGTAATCATATAATATGGAATTGTACATAAATATTCATTATCCCATGTAATTACAGTTATAATAGTTGGTAAGTAAGGAATATTATTTAAATTATAATCATGTGTACGAATTCTCATACCCTCTATAAAACCTTTATAATATGTCAATATAAATGAAACAATCAATGATTGACCAAATCCATTCATAATCAAAAATAGTGGATATGCCACAAAACTAAGGAATGGAAATAGAATTATAATTAAAGTATTGAGACCTATATTGACAAATATATGATATAAGAAGAAATATAGAAAGAATGTAGATAATTCAAATTTATCATTTGATTGTTTAAATTGTATATCATTATTAGCATCATATTCTATAATTTTATCTTGTTTATTATATGACAAATAACCATCAATGTTGTATTGTTTAGTAGACATGATTGAATATTGAATATTAAATAAATAATAAAAATAAATCAACTAAATATTAATCAATTTTAAATAAAAATTGAGATTAATTCATAGTTTATCAAAAATTTAACTATTTTATAATTGATAAATATCAATTATGTTCAATATGATATGTATTGTTCCTGAAGTAAGTGTTATTACAAATGAACAACTTTCACTTATGTTTAACAATCCTAAAATTATAAAGGTTAAACAAATAGAAATACTATCAACACAAAAACTATATGAATTATTATTGAACTATAAAGGTAAATCACATGTAATTATTTTTGACTATTTTCTTTCAGTTGGTGATACATCTGAGATATCTAATATTGATATTCAAAAGTTTAGTAAGGATATATTATTTCGAGAAAAATATAATAATAAAGACCTTTATTTAACAATAAAGGCACTATATCATGATAGAAAAGATATTCACCAATTTTCCAGTTGTTATGATGTTACTATATTTAATAGTGGAAATATTGATGAAGATAATTGGTTACATTGTATTATTCCACCGGAACAAAAGACACCATTTGAGTTTCCTTTTAAGCAGATGGAACCACGTGATATTTTACGTTATCATTCTTGTTTATTTAATATTCAAAATGTAATTCAAACAAAAAAATGTTTGTTATATCGTATATTTTCAAAGCCAAAGCTAACAAAAAAGTCAACTATACCAAAAAAGACACGAAAATATGATGGACCAGTAATTACATTTAAAAACAGTCAATATTATTTAGAATATATGAAAGATAGTCAAATACTTTACACTATGGAAGATGATACGTGTGATGATATGTGTGATGATATGTGTGATACATACATGACATATATGAATAATGATTATGCCGAATACATAGATGATGATATCTATGTGACGTAATAAAATTAAAAAATAAAAATCTTGAAACGTAATTTATTTATTTATTTTTATTTTTCAGATGCGTTCAAATATAAATATAAATTAATATAAAAAAGTTAATAATCATATTTAAATGAACTCAAATTGTTTATATATTGTCACCTTTAATACACCACATTCCTATATTAAAGTATTTACATCAAATCAAGAACCAAAAAAAGTATATCAAGATCATATAGATGTATATTCAAATCTTACCTATATTGACTCACAAAATAAAGTTGATACAAACATTAAGTTATATTTTTTCACTAATTCTAATAAAAAAGTAATGTTAAGTATTTTGAATGAACTTGATGCTTTTTCACCTAATTTCTATCAATTTGATAAAGATATTACTTTACTGGAAAAAATCTTACAAAATTGTAGAGACACTGACATCATTCTAAATAAAATCAAAGGAGTATTAAACACTAATAATTTAAAAGGTACCCAAAACAAATTAATATTATATAACCCAAATACAACTCATATTAAAAAAGAAAATGAAACAAATAATTTTGATTCTTCAAAACAAAATGAAATGACTTCTAATATACCATTAGAATTTAATGTATCTTTATTTGAATCTAATAATAATATTAAAATAGATATTTCAAGGAAAAATAATAAACAATTTAAAGAATGGTGTTATGATGATATTAAGAAAGTTACTAATATAATGGATTATAATACTGATTCTGATTCTAGTAATAATTTGATTGATAATGATACATCTAATAAAACAGTTATTAATAATGATAATATAGAAGAAATACCAAATTTAGATAATTTTGTTAAATTACATGAACCTAAACCAGTCTTGAAACCATTACAAACAATTCCCAAATTGCCTCAAGTGGCTCAATGTAATATATTTAGCACTAATACAAGTAATATCATTAATAGTAAAGATAAAACAAATATATTAATTGGTGAGCAAGAATATGAAGACTTCAATGACGAAGACTCTAAATTAGGTATTCCGTTGATTGATTCAAAACTTTATAGTAAAATGGAAAAATATACATTTGAGTCTGCGAAAGCATTTAAAGATATGATGGATGAAAGAGATTCATTATCCTTTGATAGTGAATTACCTATAGAAAATAGTAAACCAGAACCAACTGGAAACTCAAAAAATTATCCATCACGTAAAAGACAATTGTTTAACTTTAGTGATTATGCTTCTGTTGAAAGTTGTAATACCAGTAATCCAATTGCAACTGAAAATAAATTAGAAACTAATATTGCTTTCATTAAACATAAGGGTAAATCAATTCAAAATGCATTGTTAGTAACAAGTGAATCACTTTTATTGGTTAAAGAAATGTCATACTTTAATGAATTTGTTATTCTTAATGAATTTATTACTCCAGAAGACCAAGATTACTACAGTTGTGTTAAGCTTAAAGTAAATAAGTTATTAACAAAAGACAATAAAACAATTGATAGTATTATTGATGAAATGTATAGTATATTAAATTCAGTTAATACTTTTTTAGGATATCAATGTTATGATTCTTTCTTAACTACTCAATATTTTAATAAAAAGACAACTACCATGGATAAAATATTAAAATACTTTTCAGTATTTTCACAAAGATATATTGGAGGTTGTAGTGATGATTACAAAATGTCATTAGATGATATTAAGACTAAATTCCACGAATACTTATTAGAAAAAGAGAGTAATACATTAAGCATTGATGAAATTAATAAATATGAATCTGCTATATGTCAATATCTAGTATTTCATAAAAATATTCCAGTTTATATCAATGATAAACAACAAAGAGTATTTCGTTTAAAAGAAAAAGAAAATTTTATTGAATGTGACCCAGATGCGCATATATTCGAAGTTGGTAAAAGTACTATTGGAGTAGATTCTAATTTAGGTAACCATAAACCTAGCTTACAATTAAGACCTGAACCAGCTAACCCATATGTACAAGTATCACCATGGAGACAATCAACAATTGTACCTAACTTTAAAAATAGTATGGAACCATTTAATTTTATATTACCAAAAACTTTTGATGATAAATTAGAAAATATTACAAATAAAACAGACGACTTGGATATGATAAATGAGCTTATAAATACAAAAGTTAATGTATCACAATTGTCAGAAAGCACTCTTGAGGTCGAAAATGATGACTCACTTCATGAAAAAAATTTTATAGTAGATACTAATGAACCATTCAATCAACTTTAATTATTATAAATATACTTCATAAATTCAAGTTCTTTGTCAATCTCATCATTTAAATGTTCATCAATAATATCAACAGTACCGCCTACGACACGTATCGTTGAAGATACGATAGAATCATCAATTTCTTCATCTGAATAACTTTTTTTATTTTGAATCTGAATCTTATCTTCTTCTTTGAACCAAGGAATATAAGATGTAAAATTACGTGCACCCCATAGAGACACTCCAAATTGAAATGGTATTATTACTGGAGAACTAAATTTCCCAATAATAATCATTTCTAAAAAAGAACGGGTTACTTTTTTGTGTGTTGCACCAATTATACTAGAAAACCTCTTCATATAATTACTATTATCAGCCCAATTTTTAACATTTATAATAGATGTATTAAATTTATTTGTTAATGTAGGGTACTTTGTTTTTAATTCCATAAAACGATTGCGATAATATTGAGAATTACGAATAAATAATGATGGATTATAATGATAACATGTTAACCATAAGGAACTAGCCACCAATCCACCAGTTGTTTTATAAATAATTACAATACCTGTGTTTTCAATTATATTTCAATTTACAATTTTGTATTAACATCTATTTAAAATTGATTCGTTCCAATATAAACAAAATTTAATATTTATAACATAAATATGTCAGACTTTGAAATTATTAGAGCCGAAAACACAGGTATTGAAGGTACCAAACTTAGAGTTTTAAGTAACTCCAACAAAGATAATTTAATTATTAATATTACACCACCAAACGATGGTCCTAAACGTAAATTACGTATTTTATGTTTAATGGATCGTTCACAATCAATGATTTCACCAATTACCTATCAAACAACAGATGGTAATAAAGAAGATGATGGATTAACACGTATAGATTTAGCAATTCATACTTATAAAACCTTAGTAAAAACTATGCCAGAAGATACTGAATTTGGTCTTATTTCATTTAATTCTAAAAGTAAATTGTTAATGCCACTTACAAAAATGACAAGTGATAATAAAAATATTGCCATTGAAAATGCAGATAAATTATTACCAACCGGTATGACTAATCTTTGGGAACCTATTGAAGAAGCATTAAATATCTTTCGCTTAGACCCAAGAGATGATACAACTGATGTTATTATTATGATGACAGATGGAGAACCTACAAATAGACCAATTAGAGGTGAAGTTAATGAAATGAAAGAACATATTAATAAAAACTTTACAAATACTCCATATTTTATTCCAATTGGTTTTACAAATGGTCAAGATAGTTCATTATTAACAAAATTAGCTGATTTAACAAATGAAATTGTATATTATATTTCAGATGCATCTATGATGGGTACTGTCTTTATTAATACATTAAGTTATATCCTTTCATTATCTGGAACTAATTTATCTGTAACTTTAACAACTGAAAATGCTACTAAAATTAATCCTAATCTTAAGTATTTATATCCAAATGCTATTTTTAATGAGACACAAATGACACTTAATATAGGTAGTATTGGATATGGTTTAACACGTAATATAGTAATTCCAATTAAATGTGACGATGAAACTGTATCAATTAAAGTTGAATTAACATATACTAATGCAAATAATGATAAATGTCACTTAATTGAATCAGAAGTATCTGTAACTGACAATACAATGTTCGTGAAAAATCAACTCTTTAGAATGAACTTTGTATCTACAATAAAGAATGTACTTGTAAACATACATTCACCTGAAGATTGTAAGAAATATTTAATGGATTTCTTAAGTCAAGTTAGAGATAATAAAACACCTGATAATTTATATCTCGAAGGTATAGAATCTGATTGTATTGAAGCAATTAAAGCAATTACCCCAGAATATATTAAAACATGGGGACAACATTATATTAATGCTCTTATGTTAGCTCATTTAAATGAGAGATGTACTAACTTTAAAGATGAGGGTGTTAAATTTTATAGTTCAACATCATTTGAAACATATCGTAAAACTGGTGAAAAGATTTTTAATGAAATTGACATTGACAAACATACTTTCAGTACATATGTAAATGAAGCCTATAATTTTAATGGAGTTATGATGAATCAAAGTAATAATAAACCACGAAAGATGAAGTTATATGGAAGACAAAGTAATTATTTGAAACAATCTAATGGATGTGTTATGCCAAATACAATGATAACATTAAAACATAATATACACAAAAAAGCTAAAGATATTAGAAAGGGTGACATACTTAAAACAATGAATGGTTATACATCAGTTATATGTGTAGTTAAGTTTAAAACTTATCAAAATATGGCAGATATGGTTAAAGTTAATGATCTAGTTATTTCACCATATCATCCGGTTTATATCAATAATAGATGGGTATTTCCTAAATCTCTTGGTAAAATTTATAAAGAACAAACATCATATGTTTATAACTTTGTTTTGAGTAGCGAAGGTACAATTTATGCAAATGATGTAATTATATGTACATTAGGTCATGGTTTGACAACTGATATTGTTCGTCATGAATACCTTGGAACTCAACGTATTATAAATGATTTATCACGTATTAATGGATGGAAACAAGGTATTGTTGAATTACCACCAATGTGTTTTCGTCGTGACAAACATTCCAATCAAATTGCTTCACTTAAATCGAATGGTGTCAATAACTAATTAAATAATCGTTATTACAAAAACTTAAAAAAATCGAATAATCTTTTTTTTGTTTTAATTATGATAATTTTCCAGAATGATACTATATGTTATCATTATTATAGTGTTAATTTATGTGTTACCTAAGCCTATTATTTTTATAATTGAAAAACTAACAGGTATTACCTTTTCATTAACTAATATTAATGATTCCTCTCATAAAAATATTGCAATCACTATAGACGACTTACCGTATAATGATAAAAATGGTTTAAAGTATAATGGATTTAAAAGACTTAAAAGTGTATTAGACCTAGCTGATAAATACAATATTAAACTTAATCTGTTTGTAATGGGTTCTAGAGAGAATTTAAATGGACTTGAAATGAATCAATTAAATCGAGCAGCTGGAAAACATTTACTAGCAAATCATGGTACTTATTATTCTAATCATGCCAAACTAAATGAGATAGATCTTAAAGATGAATTAATTAATTGTCAAGATTTGATTGATAAGTGTTATGTAAATAGTGGTAATATTCCACCTAGGAACAAATTCTATCGTCCTGGTTGTGGATGGGTTACACCAACTGTTTATAAAATATCAAAAAGTCTCAATATGAATATTGTATTGGGTACAATTTATCCCCATGATTCATACATTCCATTTTCGTATTTAAATTATTTATATATCATTAGTAAAATACAAAGTAATGATATTATTATTCTTCATGATAGACCATGGTTATACAAAACATTGGAATATCTTTTTGAGTATCTAAATAAACACAAATATAACACTATATTACTTGATAAAATGAATTGTGAATATGAATATGTTAAAATACCAATAATTAATTTTAATACCATATGCAAATATATTCACTATGTCTATTATTTTGGATGTATAATATGTATAATTATATATGATTTCTTTAAAGAAAACAATATAATACATATTCTATTTAAATACAATCAAACTAAAATAAAGAAGAAAAAAAAGAAAAAAACACTTCGAAATGAAAGTGTTTCAAATATATTTCAATTCATTAAAGACTTATTAATTATTATAATTGAATTATTATACTATATTATCGAACAAATTATTTATATTTTTGAGTTTATAATATATGTAAGTTATAATATACTCTTTCTTGTTTATGAGGATTTAATTATTTATTAGTATATATTATTTTTAACGAAGACAAAATAAATTTATTATAGAAAAAAATTGATATATTAAGTTTTTGTTTTATAATACTATTTTTTTTTAATTAGCAATCATGTCTAGTATTGAAAATACCAAACAAAATGAAGTTGATGAAAGTCTTTACTCTCGTCAAATGTACGTTTTTGGAGCAGGAATGAATCGTATTCAAGATTCTACTGTTCTAGTATATGGTATTGGTTCCCTTGCGACAGAGACAATTAAAAATCTTGTTTTAGCAGGTGTTAAACAGATTGATATTGTTAATGGAGGTGCTGTTGTCGATGAGACAGAATATGGTACTAATTTCTTTATTACAAATAAGGACTTAGGTAAAAACTTAGCTGATGTACTTGTTACAGAACTAAAGAAATTAAATTCATATGTCACAGTTAGGACTATTAAACCCGACTCAGTCAATATATCTGATTATTCAGCCGTTGTTGTATTTGACACTGATTATATCAATCAGCTTCCTATTAATAAGGTTGCACATGATAACAATGTTCCATACATTAGTGCTACTACTATGGGTTTAACCGGTACTATTTTCACTGACTTTGGTGATTCATTTATTGTTAATGATATCAATGGTGAAAACGTCAAAGAAGCATCAATTAGTAATGCATATATCAAGACTGATGAAGATGGTAATATCACATGGATTGTTGAATCTCTTGAGAAACACGACCTTTCAGATGGTGATTGGTTAACACTTCACAATACTCTAGATGATATTACAAAAGGTCCTTATCAAATTAAGGATACTAAACGTTTAGGTGATGATATAACTCATCTTATTTATCTGGAACCAATTGAGAGTGGTGAGACAACTTTCGAACCAACTCTCTTTTCCACTTATGGTGAGTTAAAAGAGGTAAAACAACCAACAACTTTTAAGTTTAAAACATTGGACAATGCCCTTATGGAACCAACATTTACACCAATTCTATATGAACAAATGTCACTTCAAGATACTCTTCATTCTGTTTATCAGATGATGAGTCTTTACTTAGAAATGTTTGGTTCCATGCCAAGGGCATATGATGAAAATGATTTTAATAACTTTATGTCATTTAATAAGTCTGATGAATTTGGTAAAGACCTTGATGAAGACTTAGTTAAGATGTTCATTAATCACAATGGTGTTGTTGCACCAGTTATCTCTGTTATTGGTTCTATTACTAGTCAGGAAGTTTTAAAAGCTATTATGGCGAAGTATACACCCATTCATCAGTTTCTATACTTTGAATCTTTTGATTCTTTACCCAAGTTTGAGAAGAAACATGATATGGTCCTAGACGAGTCAGTTGACCCACGTTATGGTCAACTAATCAATGTTTTTGGTAAGGAATTTGTTCAAAAGCTATTTGACATGAATATTTTCATGGTAGGATGTGGTGCTATTGGTTGTGAGTTACTGAAGAACTTTGCCATGATGGGTATATGTTCTGGTAAAGGTAGTTTAACAGTTACTGACCCAGATACAATTGAAAATTCGAATCTAAATCGTCAATTCCTATTCAGGAAGCGACACATTGGACAGTTTAAATCTGAAGCGGCAGTTGAAGCTGTTGGGCAAATGAACCCAAATATGAATGTAATTCCACAACAAAATAAAGTTGGTCCAGAAACAGAAAAGTTTTATGATAACAAATTTTATTCCAATCAGTTTATGGTTGTAAATGCACTAGATAATATTGATGCTCGTAGATTTGTTGATAAAAAATGTGTTGATAATGGTCTTCCATTGATTGATTCAGGTACTCTTGGTGTCAAGGGTAATGTTCAGGTGGTTGTTCCACACAAATCTGAATCTTATGGTTCAACACATGACCCACCAGAGAAGGATATTCCAGTTTGTACTCTAAAGAACTTTCCTCATCAAATTGCACACACTGCACAATATGCACTAAGTACTTTTAAAGGTATCTTTGAGGATGCAGCTACTAAAATTAATCATTATATTGAAAACCCAAATTTCGTTCTAGAATTAGAACCAGATGATGTTGAAACCGTATATACATATATTATGCGTTATGCGATTGAAGATGTTCCGAAAACAACCAATGATTCTATTGTTGTTGCTATCAAACATTTCAACTATTATTTTCGTGATGTTATTAGTGAACTTCTAAAACATTTTCCAAGTGATTCTACCACATCTGATGGTCTTCCATTCTGGTCTGGTACAAAACGTTGTCCAATTCCAGTTGAATTCAATGTTACAAATCCACTTCACATGTCATTTGTGAATGATTTTACATTTCTCTATAATAAGATGTACAATTTAACTGATACAACTCAGGTAACATCTGAATTAGTTTCTCATATTCTAAAATCAGTTTCTCCATTTCCTTCATATGATGTCAAAGAAAAGTTTGCAGCTAATGAAGAAGAAGAAAAAAAGAATAATGAGGCAAAAAAAAGTGCAACTGAAACATCAGATATGATTAGGGCTCTTAATCCAGATATTCTGAAACTAAATGTATCATATATGATTGCAGATGAGTTTGAGAAAGATGATGATACAAATCATCATGTTGATTTCATTGTTGCCATGACAAATCTTCGTGCAACTAATTATCATATTCCTATTGGTGATCATCATAAAATTAAAGGTATTGTTGGTCGTATTATTCCAGCAATTGCCACAACAACATCACTTGTATCTGGACTTGTTACACTAGAACTATGTAAATATGTTATGAGTGAACTTGATATTGCTCGATTTCGTAATGCATTTATTAACATGGGTATCAGTTTCTTTGCTTTCTCTGAACCTGCACCAGTTCGAGTGCAAAAACTAGGTGATAAAGAATTTACCATGTGGGATCAACTTGATATTCGTGGTGATATGACTATGGGTCAATTTCGAAAAAAGGTTTCTGACTTTTATGGTACAGATGTTGAATCTGTCATATGTGGTCGTAAGTCTCTATTCAGTTGTTACTCTACATCTTACATTGCTGAAGAACGTGATAGTATTATGATGTCTGAATTGTTTAAGTCTATGGAAATTCCATCTTATTCTGATAATTATATCTCTATATCAATCATGCTTGACACAGATGAATTTGAAAATGCAGATGACTTTGATGAACCAGATGTTCGTTATTGGTTGTAAGATATTACAAACAACAAATAAGATAACATATAATTAAAAATTTAATAAATTTAATAAATTAAATATTTTTTCTTTTTTTAAATAGAATTTTTAAGTTGATTATGATCCATATCATTTAATGTATTTCCTACTTTTTCAACTAAATCAGATTCAAATAATGCATTTTGTAACATACCTTTATTTTTAACTAAATTATCAATATCATTATGCATATCATTTTGCATATTATTAATTAATTGGTTTGTATTAACATTATTTACACCTGTTTTTTTTGTTATTTCTTTCAATTGTCCAACTAAATTACCCTTAATAACCTTATCTGAAAGTTGTGACATTTTTTCAGCCATAGTATCATATATTTTAGTTAATTCAATAAAATTGTATTTAACAATAACTTGAGTAATAAAGAAGTATTCATATAATGTACCAAAGACAGTAATTACAGCTGACAAAAGTAATTGATACCAATAAATATTAATTGACATACGACTTGTGACTATAGTGAATAATATGAAAGTAATCAATATAAAAAATGACATTTTAAGAGCATCATTAATTACATTTTTATTATGTTCTTTGTTTTTTTGATGTAACAATGACTCTTCTTCAGTTAATTTATTATAAATATTTTCCAATTCTTCTTTATTGGAAGTACCATACTGATTGGTTGCATAATCTAATTCAGTGTATGTTTTTCTAACTTTATTTAATATTTCAGTTACAAAGGTTGGAATATAATTAGTAGTCTGTTCTTCAATAAAGAATTTATATATTAAGACGACTGTAGTATAAACTAAAAATGTCTGAACAAGGGCATTAGACAAAATATTAACAATTGTTTCAATATAGGTTAATAATATTTTAAATAAGTTCATGTAATCGTTACTTTAAAATATTATTAGATTTTTTTTGAAATTATTTCTGGCATTATTTTATAAAAGAAATTCAATGTCTTTCATTAAGAAATATTATCCAATTTTACTCGAAAGTTTATTATTTGTATGCTTGTTGAGTTTATTTGAATATGTTATGTACTATATTATTTTAGCACCAGACAATAAAAAAATAATTCAAGCTAAAGTTGACTCAGATGTTAAAAAATCATTAAACTTTGATATTAACTCATTAAATGTTAATAACTCTGAAGAATTAACTAAACAATTAGAAAAACATCCATTATTAGCTAAAATGGCACTTGACTATATTCAAAACTCAGAATCACCTGACTTAAAAAATACAGGATACCGTTATTATTTACAACAATTAGATGAAGCTATGATAAATGAAAATAATATTCGTCGTTATGCTGTTACTATATTAATATTTATTTTCTTCTTATTATTATTCATTTTTGTACTCTATGGAAGATACATTATTAACGTTCCATTTAATTTAAAACAAATTGGTACATCTATTAGTATTACATTTATATTAATCGCTTGTATGCAACTCTATTTTGTTTATATCGTAACACCTAAACTTAAAATGGTAAATGATAAATCTATTCAGAAGGCTTTATATGCTTTTATGTTAGGAAAACCATTAGAATTACCAAAAGTTCCTCAAAATTGAATTTAATTAACTAAGTTTATTTATTAGTATTTTTCAGTTTCATTAATTTATTATGACCAATATAAATAACAAACTAAAAGGCTGTCTTTGGGGTTCCATTGTTGGTGATGCTCTAGGTGGACCTTATGAATTCATGGACCGTGGTTCTTATAATCCAACTAAAGAATACAATCAAGGAGGTACATTTAATCTTGTACCAGGTGAATGGACTGATGATACTAGTATGTCTCTCTGTGCGATGGCATCATTCACTCAAAACAAAAAATTTGATGAAGATGATCTAATGACAAAGTGGTATGATTGGTATTCCAAAGGTTATATGTCATCTCGTGACATATGTTTTGATATTGGAGGTACTACTTCCAAAAGTCTATCTCTTTATCACGAAACTAAAAGTCTAAAATATGGCTTCAATCATGAACGTTTCTCTGGTAATGGTGGTATTATGCGATTTTCACCAATTGCTGTTTTCACACATAAAATGAAAAAAAGTAAACAAGAAGAACTAGGAGAACAATATTCAAGTTTAACTCATCCGAGTCCAATTTGTAAATATTGTGCTATTCTACTTATGAAACTCATTCAAATTATATTTCGTCATCCTAATTATGATAAAACTAAAATAATGGCAAAATTACTTAATAGTGGACTAACCGTAGAAATGGAAGAGATTATTAAAGGTAGTATTGAAAAAACATATGCCAGTATCAGTGCTGGTGGATTCGTAAAAGATGCTTTGGAAGCAGCTTTGTTTGCTTTTTTAAAAACATCTACATTTATTGATGGTCTTTATCTAATTATTAGTATGGGTGATGATACTGATACAGTTGGTGCTATTTATGGTCAAATAGCAGGTGCTTTTTATGGTTATTCTAGTATTCCATCATATTATATTGATAATCTTTACAAAAAAGATTTCTTAGATGGTATTATTAACCCATTTATTAAATCAATTGAGTAAATAAAGAATAATTCACATTTTAAACATTCAATTTTGCATATTAAATATCTTAAAATTGATTTTTTTATTTGTAATATACTTTTAATATTTTACTTTATCATTTTAATGATTAAAATGACGAATTCCAATTCAGATATTCCTATTGTAGAAGAATTTCATGTTTTTTCCAAAGAAGAGGCTGAACATCTTTCTTATATTGAAATAGTTGAAGCATCTGCTCTTATTGTCATGTTATGGCTTCAAAAGCATTTTTTTCCAGAGTCCTCTCTTAAACTAGATACATTTAAAGGTGATAATACTATTATTACTCCAAAGTTAGTGTCTGCAATGCAGGACTTTCTTAAAGTTCTAGGTGAACCAACCACATTGAAAAAAGCACTCCGATCTGGAAATATTGATATCAATGATTTTGATGTCATATCTAAGTACTTGAAAGAACGTCTAGTTAAATTGATAAGTGGTTCCAAAGATGAAGCTAGTATTGCAGATACACCAGAGTTTTGTAAGGCTATATTACAGTTTCGTGATATCATTATGAAACTTAGTAGTCAGGTAGAACGTATTCCTATTGACAAACTAGCAGCACACTTCTTTTCATTTAACAAAGAAGAACAGATACGTCAAAACTCAGCACCTATAGATACACTCATAAAGTATGATAATTGTTATTTTGCAGCATTTGTACCAGAAGAGAATCGTCCTAAAAATGGTTCTGATCACATTACAATTGCTTATGGAACAGAGCCAAAAGGTCGTCTTGCATATTTACTTGGTCACAAGTGTACTATTATCCCGAATGAAACCCTTGTATGGTGGAATGAAGAATTTGATACTAATGGTAATATTTCATATATTACCCTTGATGAAGAACCAAAGATTATTACCAAGAATACACATGCTTACTTACCAGTTAAGATTAAATATGACTTAGATGACATTAACTCGTTAGGTCATATATCTATTCATATTGAAGGTGGTAGTCAACAACATGGACTTAATCATATTCATCAATTTGATGTAATGAATGAAGACTTAAAGTTATCTGACATGAGCAAATCCTTTGAGACTTTAATTCTACCACTTCCATGTGGTCGTGATTTAAACAAAGAATCTGTCTATGCATCTTTTGATTTTGATAAAACACTAATGGCAGAAACGTCTATTCACACTGATGGTGAGGTAAATCTTGCTAACCTACGTGATGCATCATGTATTACAGAGGAACATTTGACACCCTTTGGACATTTTGTCCGTAATCTCAAAATTCCAATGATGATTACGACATCTCGTCGTGCTACCTCAAAGGAAGCATCCGAAATGACAATTGCTATGAAGAATATTTTTCCGACATGTAAGATGGTCAGTTTTGGTAATAAGATAATCTCCAATAATGAAGATGAAAGAGCTTATATGAAGGCCCGTGACAAGGCTAATCGTATTCGTACTCAATTACTATTTCTTTGGCATTTTGATGATGAAAAAGTAGTTGCAACTTATCGTGGATTTGGTACAACTATTATTGATGGTACCAAACTCGAGGTATATCTAGGTAATGCAATGCCTCCGATTCATACAACATTTACAATCAATGGTCCAGTAGGTGCAGGCAAGAGTACTCTCATTGCTTACATCTTAGAACATGGAAATTATGTTGTACCTGGTATTAATGATGATAACAAAAGTCCTCTTGCAGTTTGGTGTGGTGCTGATAGTTACATACCAGAACACTCAATGGTACCTTATGATATTTTCCCTACCACTTATCCAGATCGTGAAACACTACTTCTTTATGACACAACTGGTCATGGTCGGGAAGGTATGTCCTTTACATCAATACAATTGGCTGGAGATATGACCGCAGTTAATATGGTGGGATGTCTTTCTAGTATCTTTCAACGAGCAGATCATCCTAACTTAAATGGACTTTTTGATATAGATTTGTCTGCATCCTCTACGAAGGTGTCTCCATTTGATACTAATCAAATGTGTCTGATTGACTTTCACAACCATTTATGGGCCATTCTAGGTAACTCACCTGATATATTTAAAATGGTGATGAATCGTATTGGTCAAAACTGTTCATTCCAACTTCATGGTGGAAAGCTTCATGACATGACCAAATACAATGAGGGTCAACAGAAGTGGGACGCTGTTTGGAGTCGTCAAAACCGTAATTGTGATCATATGTTGGTTAACAATAATCATTGGATATCTGTTAAGGCAGGTCTTGAGACTGGTGCTGAGATGAAACCTAGGTCCAACAGTGATGATGGTGACTCTTACTCCAAAAACCGTTCTGCATTTCAGAATGAAGTATGTAAGCGACTCTTCACAGCAGTAAAAGACTTACCACGTGGTAGTGCAATTACTGCAAAAGCTGATGGTGCTTTAATTCAAACTTCATATATTACAGGTCCTTATATTAAAGAGGTTTATGAATCTGTCATAAACAGTGATAATGAATTTGCAAAGATTCTAGCAGAACATACATATAAATGTCTTGATGGTAATGGATTCATTCTCATCTCTACTAACGGTACCTTTATGGCTGCTAATCATATGTGGAGTTATATTGTGACAGCTATTATGTGTGACCTTGACAAGTATAAAGATCCTATTTTCATGGAATTGATATCCAATTCTGATACAACTATTTTACAAATATGGAAATTACTTATTATAGACTTTAGTCAACGTGAGTTATTAATGTGGGAACAACTATATAAATGTAGTATTATTCCTGCCAATACCAATTGTAGTCATCAAATGGAAATGATTTGTCCAAATCGTACAACTTATAACAACGAAGTACATACCGAATTAGCGTGTAGTTATCCATTTGGTGGAATCTATTCTCTTGGTTTTCGTTATGGTAATGTTTATGTACCACACTTTGATGTTGAAAATATACTTGATAATGTAGGATATAATCATCCTGCATTCTGGCAAGTTTATCAACCTCGTAACATTATGAAAATGCTATCTGACTTACAAAGAGTCAGTACTGACGTTAACTACACTCAAGAACAGTTCTTTCACGAACATCCATATCATAATAAAAATCCTCTTAAGTATGAGGTTATCGATCACGAGGGGTTTGTCCTTCTAGTTAAGACTCTTCAAGAGAAGCAATATGATTATGGTAAGTTAAAGACAATGTTATATTACCTTTTTCATAAACCACGTGATTCTACTATGTCTACTCTATTAGAATTGGCTTACAAACTAGATTTATCATACTTTCCAATTGTTTCTATTCTTCGTGAAACTGATAAGATACTTAAAAAGGTTGACTTTAATCAAGTCTTTAAGAGTGCAGTTGAAGCAATGCAACCCTTTTATCCAGTTGCAGATGATGATAAATTATCCCCAATTGACCCTTCTAATAAGAAGGACAAAGTATTAGCTCGACTGCATGCATTTGTTCATATTCGTGACAGTGGTGATAATAATAAGCTACATAGATTTCTCTATGGTAATGACAAAGATGGAAATTTAGCAATAGCTGTTTATAAAGCAGTTATGACAAACTATAGTATGGAGTACCTTTTCAATTACATACCTTTGATTGGTATTTTAGGTAAACATTTAACTGATAAGAGAAGGACTTTTAAGAAGAAAATGGAAAACAGTATTAATGTTATTCGTAATATTATTTTATCAGGTCTCAATGAAGAGACATCTGAGAAAATACGTCGACATATTATTAATATGAAATTGACAATGCCTGTTATTAATGATGACATTATGTCATTTACTAGTTCTATCAAAATGACTCAATAATACTTAGTTTGAGGATAATTAATACTATTTGTAATTATATATATTTATAAAGTCCCTTGACTAAATAGGGCAATATTTTTTTATTTTAATTATTAATAAAAAATAATAATAAAAAATAATAATAAAAAAAATATATAACTTAACTAAAATTTAAATAGAATATGTTAAAAACATGCCAAAACATTGATTAAACTCAATATTTGAATCAGATACATCTCTCCATTAAAGTGGTTTTAAGATGTCTCTTCATAAAAGGCATATTATTAACATATCTAATTTAAATCTTAGTTAAGACTTATTAATTTAAAAGTTAGTTTTATTTTTATTTTTCCAGTTGCTCTAGATGAATGGTCATTTCCTCCAAATCAAACTCTGAATCAACTGGTTCAGGTACAAGAGACATTACATAAGATTCTCCATCATGAAGAATAATATGATACCTAAATGGCCAACAAGAATATGTAGTTTCATAATGACTTTCCATGTTATCTAAAACAATCGGGAAATGAGTTTCATACTCAGCTTGAAACTTAAAAGCATATTTACTTCGATCTTCAATACTTTGATGTTTATAATTAATAGTACCTGCACTCATACCAATAGGCCATACATCAGCTGGATGAGCTTCTGTAATATAGACGAAGAAGATATTGTATTTGTCTTTATGGGTTTGATAAAAATCATCAAGGAACCGTGCATAAGCACGGAATGGTTGTCATGTATGTGATGCAGCTAAAATAATATTTGGTTTATCATGTTTTAACATATCAAATAAACTAATCTGGGTATCACCTTTCATATTCCAAAGAGTAACGTCTTCTAGTTTATCACCTTTATTAAACCGACCCTTATTTGCCTTGTTATTTTTAACATAAACAAGGTCCTTAACATATGGATTATCTGGATATAAAACTTGTGCATTTCTAAGCATATTAAGTGCTATATCAAAGGCAGGACCAGTAAACCCATGTTGTGTTACTAAGTCTCTTTGCATTTCATCAGTTATTCGAAGCCATCCATTTACTTCTGATGCAACTTCATCACATTTATGAATGTATTCATTTGAGAGTCTAATTTTTCCTTCTTCTTTTACCATATTAATAACATCTTCGTGACTAGGTAATCCTAATGGATTGGATTTAGGTTTTATTTCATTCATAATGAAAGTAAAATACTAAGATAATAAATAATATTATTTATTCAATTTTCAATTATTCTTTTAAAAAATGTTTAAGAAAATTGAATAAATAAAGTTATTTATTCAATTCTTTTATTTTTCATATACAGTTCGATATGACTACTATATTAAGTCCGGATACTTTTAATCATATGATTGAAATTAAATCATTAAATAGACACTCATTATATGCATTAACTAATAAACCAAGTGGTACTATTCAATATAAATCAATTCTAGAAGGAATTCTCAAAAAAGTTGATTATAATATTAAAGATATGTCAGATTTATTAGTACATATTTTCTTAAAAGACGAGAATACTAAAGAAGTTTATGACTTAAATGCAAAAGTTAAATATAACTTAGGTGAATCAACAAAACTAATTCTAACGATTGATAGAAAAAAATATAATTACATTGAAGGAGCTAATACTCCAAAAGATATATTTAAAAATAATATTGAAGACCACGATATCGATTATGAAAAAAAGTTATCAGAGGCATATAATTTCATTGATACAGACTTAAAAAATCAAGAAAAAGAAAATTATAAAGTACTAACTAAAGTTAATGAATATAGAAAAACAAATTCTGTATTAGTTAATGTTATTACACTAGATTATCAAAGAAAAACATTGAAGATTAATACAAATGGTAAATTAAATCAAATTTTTGATATTTTATATCCAGGTTCTAATTCTCATAATTTAGCAATTGAAATTACAGATTTTAATAATAAAAATAAGATATATCATTTAAGTGGATATACTGATATGTTTGCTTATAGATTTAATGAAAAAGATATACTAAGGATTGTAAGAGTATCTTCTAAGTTATATCAATATGATATTAAATACAATGATTATTTAGTATCAATTGGCGTATTTAATAACAACAATACTGGTATAAAATATAATATTAAGGATTATTGTTATAATAATGCAATGTATATATGTGGTATTAATACATGGTATAAATATCATCATTTGAATGACAAACTTGAAAATACAGAAATTATTACTTTAACAAATAAGGCGTATGGTCAAGTTTTTGTTAAAACATTAACTGGAAGAACGATTACTTTTAATTTTGATAGTCATGACCCAGTTCTTAAAATTATGAAATATATTAAAGACAGAGAAGATATTAATATTAATCAACAAAGGCTAATCTTTGGAGGAAAACAATTTGAAATAAATAAGTCTATGGGAATGTATCGTGTTAAGAAAGAATCAACACTTCATTTAGTACTTAGATTATGTGGGGGTATGTTACATGAAACTAGTGGTCGTAATGGTAACTACAAACCATTAACAACAGTTTTCTTTGTTATCTAACTAACCAATTACTTAAATACTTATTAAAAAATTGATTATATGACATATAATAATAATTTTTTTATTTTATGCAATCAAAATGACTGCTGTTGCTAGACTACATGATTTTGGACATTATGTCGATCTTAATTTATTAGGACATTGTCAGGTTATTGGTCTAACAAATAACCCTTCTAATATTACATTTGGGAGTCTTCGTTTAGCTCTTTCTAATAGCGAAATTAATATTACTAATACAATAGGTGAAAAAATAGATTTTGATAATATTTATTTTCGTAATAATGAAAATGAAGTTAATAATGACAATTCAATTGTTTCATTTGATGGTCTAACTGCAAAGCTAGATGTTGTTATTAAAACCGAAAATGGATATTATCCACCAATTCAAAAGCCAGTTATGCTACCTGATATGAGTGCATATACTTTAGATCCACGAGGTAAGTTATTTAATATCTTTGTACGTGATTCAAAAACATTTCAAGTTAATGTTACTAATACTACTAAAATTGGATATATTGCAAAAGTAATACATGATAAGTTAGCTTATCCAATTGATATCTTTAGATTAATTGGAAAGGGTCATTCACTAGATTTCAATAGGACTATTGGTGATTATAAAATTGAAAGGGATATGACTATTCGTGTGATATTATCGCTAAAAGGTGGTATGTTTCATGTAACAAGTGGTCGTAGTGGTAACTATTATAATTCAGGTATTACGTTTGTTAATCTTGATACTATGTAAGTTATTTATATTTTAAATTATTAATTTAAATAATATTTTTTATTAATTAATTCTTAGGAATAATAAAATAAGATTTAATAAAAAGAAAAAAACTAAATAATTTATTTACTGAATGCGATACCAGCCATTCCACTCATTATTCTAATAATATCAAAGTTAGTTCCGATTGCATTAAAATATAATTCCTCATATTTATTAATATTTTCATTGAATTGTATTTCCACTTTAACATTATTTAATATTGTCATATTAATAGTACCTCTTGTTTGAATGTTATTATTAATTGCTTCATTAATTCTACTAAATGGTATCCAAAAATACCCATCTGTTTCAGAATCGTTTTTCATACCAGCATGATATAATCCTTCTGATTTCAACATTTCATATGACATATTTAATAAGACATTGCCTTCAATAACTAGTTTTAAATTATCAAAAATATAATCATTTCTAACTATTTCATTATATTTACCATGGGTAAAACATATAAATATACCATTAATTCCATTATTAAAATTTAGTGTAAAATTATTTACTATTTCTTTTTTATTTACTAATTCTGGACCCGTATATTGATAATTATTGAAGAAAAATTCCCTTGCCGAGTTAATATTATATGAATCTGATGGTAAATAGATTGCATCTAATTTTAATTGACAATTTACTTTATAATTTATTTTAGACATTAGTTCTGTGTTTCCTTTAGTTAAATTTGTTACAGATTCTAAATCTAACTTAATTTTGACCGAATGATATTTGATCAGCATTATTGGTAAAAACCCTTCATTAATTAATAAATCAAAAGGTATTGGAATGTATAATTTTCCAGTTGTCATTGCATATTTCTGATTGACATATTGATACATTTGATAGTTGTTTTTCTTACTAAAGAAATCAAATCCAATATTATATAATTTAGAAATTCTTTGACCACCTATTTCTAATTCACATGATTTTATTATTTTAGAAGTTAATTCTCTAATACCATTAGGATATTTACTATAAATTTTAGCTAATGATTTTATTGCACTACCTTCCAATAAAATTACTGGATTTTGTACTATATCAACCTCATTATGTTCTGGGAATTTTATGGTTAATCTTTTATCTAATTCAGCTGGTATTTCAGAATTTATATATATTTGGGTGTATTTATAATTTGATACTTTATTACTTTTAAATAGTCCAGAAAATGTATTATATACAGGTTGACCTGATAAAAAATCAAGTAATCTTTCAGTTCTTCCTAAGTTCCATAATGAAGGAAATGGTTTAACATCTGGATTATTAATTATTTTTTGTATATTATCAGTTTCTTTGATGGTAGTTTCTTCAATAGTAGTTTCTTCAACAGTAGTTTCTTTATTAGATACTGTATCTACAGTTGATGTATTATTTGTTAAATTATGAATTGTATTTTTAAGTACAGATGCGAAGTTCATTAACTTAGATATAAAATATTTAGGTTTAAATATATATTTTTAAACATATTAAAAAAAAAATAATAATTTATCTTTTATTAATAATTTATCTTTTTTTATCTTTTATATCTAGGTTATTAAGCTAACTTACATTAGAATACATTTAGAACTTTTTTTCTTCCCTTTAATATCTTTATTTTTTTTATTACGATAGGGTCTTGATTTAGAAACACTCATGTTTCTGTTGAAGCGACCATCAGGTGTCATCTTTAGTTTCTTTTCGTCAAGTTCGTCATATTCACGAAAGATAGGTGATAGAAACATACGAGCAATGTGGTCATTGAGACCATAAGTAAAATCAGGGCCTTGTATTGCAAGGACCTGTTCACGTTCTTCAGAGTAAACATGAAGAACCTCAACACAGTCAGCTGACTCATCAATAGAGTCATAAAAATTAACAACATCATTATCTTCCTTACCATCAACACAAAGCATAATGACAATACGATTTAGATCAGAATTACGTTTGTGAATTATATCACTAAATCTATCACATGAGTCAGTGCTTTCACCACGATCATTTGGTGCATAAGGCTTACCATCAGTCAAAATGAAAATCATCTTCTTTTTATCAGATGGTTTATTCATTACAAAATTAAGAGTTTCTGATAAAGGTGTATAACCAGCTGGTTTTTCATGGAAAAGTGTATCTACTCCGTCTGAAGTAGTAATGTTATTAAACTCTTTTTGTAAATGTCCATCTGGCCAAATCTTTTGTGGATTTAGAAAGATAATATCTATACCATCATCATCAATTGCTACACCAAAACGAACAATCAGTTTAATATGTTCTTTTAGTTTATTCCAACGTTCACCATCCATTGAATAACTATTATCACAAATAATAATCAAATCAAAATTACTGGTTGTTCCAAAATCCTCACGAACATAAGGAGCAAATGAATACTCATTAAACAATTGACTTAGATTAGGTTGATGACTAATGGCATAACCACCCACACTAGGTGACATAAGACTAATATGATTAGAACCATGATTAGAACCATGATTAGAAATATAAGTATGACCCGATGGTCTTAATTCAGTTGAATAACTAGGGGGTTGGTCAGAAGACATCTTATTAACTGTTGGAGCAGATTGATAAGACATATTATATATCTTGTAAATACAGCTAGTTTATAGCAATAAAAATGTAATAATTATTTAATTGTATATTCTATCAATTTTAATATTAATTTTAAAAATAAGGTTAAAAAGTGTAATATAATATTATTTAAACTATATGATTCAAAAACATAAAATTCAATATGATCAAAATGACTTGATTATTATAGATAATCTATTAAATGATAAAGAAATTACATTATCTATAAATTTAATAGAAAAATTAAAAGAAATATCTAAAAATAATACAAAATCAGATGGTAAATCTTTTAATTATAATACTGATTTCTTTAATTATCGTTATCCTTCACATGAATTATCTGATTTATTGTATGAAAAGGTTAAACCTCATTTAAGTGAATTTGAAGATGAAACTGGAAAATGGAAACCAACTAAAGCTTGTAATTATATTTTTATGGCTAAATATAATCCAAATAAAAAATTTAATATTCATACTGATACAGGATGTTATTCTGAATCTGACAAAAGAAGTACAAATACAATGCTTATATATTTAAATGATGACTTTCAAGGGGGGGAGACTAGTTTCTATGATTTAAATTTTAAGCATATAATATCTGTTAAACCTAAAAAAGGTAGAGCAATTATTTTTAATATTAATCTATGGCATTCAGGGGAAGAAGTCAAAGATAATAATAAATTATGGATTGGAACAGAAATTGTATCTAAAAGGCTCTAATTGCATTAGTAATTGGTTTTCTACACATAGGGCATATTTTGTTACCTTGCATTAGCATTTTACCACAATCTCCACAACAACATAAATGTCCTTCTTTACCATCACTGTGTAATAACAATGTATTTTTGTTATTAGTCAAACAAATAGAACATAAGTTATCATCATCATCATCATCTAAAACATCATTAATATTTTCATTTTCTGTTTTTTGTGAACTTATTTTCTGTTCTATTAGTTTGACTTGTTGTTTATGTGGGTTAGGTGTATTACACATTCTACACACCTTATTTCTAGCGAATTGCAGATCATTACATCTTGGACAATTCCAGTCACCAGACTTAACAAATGATTTGTTTTTGTCTTGAATAATATTGTTTTTAGGGCAACCACATTTACGACATAATGTATTTCTAGCAAATTGTTTGTCATTACATCTTGGACAATTCCAATCACCAAATTTTCTTGCTTGATTTTGATAAACACCATGTTTATCTACTTTGCATTTAATGCAAAAGCTTTTATATGCAAAGATTAATTCTTTACATGTAGGACAATGCCAGTCTCCGTCTCTCATTGTATATAATTATTAATAAAAAATATTTTTATGCTTTATTATTTTTATAAATCAATTATTTTAATTTTATATAATTTTAATATTAATAGGAAGTAAATCTAAAATAGTAGTTCGGATTAGGATTTAAATTACTATATCCGTGACGATTTTGAATATTAGATAGTCTATATTCATGATAATGAATTTTATGACTAGTATAATTTTTATTTTTAATATTTTGAAGAATATCATTGTCAAGAAATTTCTTGACACCTTTAATCTGTTCATAATTAGGTTTCCATACAAATCGTTGCATATGACCATTGTATAATTTACCATAACGTTCTTGTAGGTTATCATCTAGATGAAGTGGTTGACTTGTTAATAATGTAAGTAGTTTATCTTCACGATTTACCACATCTATACTCTCATCAGTTAACATATTAGTAATACTTAGAAAGAACTTATTATACATTAATGGACAATATTTCTTAACAATACCACTAAAACCTTCAGTTGTTTTACACATTATTGCCTTTTGAGCTACAATATTAATACTTTCAGTATTTGTATTATACGAAACAACATTTTTAAGGGGTCCTTGAATATGTTCATCACATTTCCTCAAGGTATCAGAAGATGTAATATTTTTAGGTAACATATCATATTGAAGTCCCATTAAAATATTAGTACGAATTCTGTTGATATCAACTTTACGTTTAAACCAATCATCATTTAAACCAATATATTTGATAAAATTAGATAGGAATTTTGGGACAGATAAATCAAATGAATTTAAAGATTCTTCTTCAGTATCCTTGACTTGTTTACGTTTGGTTACTGTTGATTGTTCACCAATTAATTGGAGTGGCATCTTAGTTTCATCATGGAAATAATCAATAAAACTTTTTTCAACATAATCAGGATCATCATCTTTTTCCATAGGACGACCACTTCGAATTGCAATAACTTCTTGTTTAGTGCCATAAAGTAATTCTTTAATTATTTCATTATTTTTAGTATATGACATTGTTTTTTTTAATTCATTAAAGCGACGACGAATTACTTCCTCATAAACTGCTTCAAGAGTACGATATAGAGTTTCTTCATCAATTAAGAAACCAATAATAAGTATGATTTCAAGGTCACGTGTATTAGCTAAACATCTACCACTATATGTTTCAATGAAATTTTGAAATGTATTTTTACCAAATGCATTAGAAAAACCTTCCGATTCTGTAACAATAAACTTACATACCTTGGTAATTTCATTAATTACAATTGATTGATACTCAGTACCATCATATTGTTCAATAAATTGCCACAATAGTTTCAAAAGACCAATTTCTTGATTCTTGTCATAACCAAAGGAATTGAGTGTATACATATGACCTAACCATATTCCTTCTAGAATACGAATACGTTTCATGTGTTCTTCGTCGATATAAAGTGGAATAACTGCATTGATTTTTTCTCTAGTTGCACCAACAATACAATATGCATTGTTAGTCTTACTGAAATCACCATATATATCATCTCCACTAATAAGTTGTTCTTCACGGGTTTTAGTTAAAAGTTCAATATAAGCGTCATACGAAATAATGGTATTACTAACATTAACTAATTTTAAACCTTGGGATGGATTTTCGATAGCATCCTCTGTTCTATCAACCATTATACCAATACACATGATGTTATCATGAGATTTGCGCATCATTTGATAGAAATTATCAAAAGTATAACAACATTTCCATGTGTCACCAATTGTTTTCATCTGATTCCATTTATCCTGAGTTATATCATTATCATAATAACCCTTAAGAATACCATTTATATCTGTATTTCGAAAATACTCAGTATTTGTATTAACTCTAAGATCAAGTTTCTTCTGAGCATTCATATTTGTAAATGTAGCCTTGTGCTTTAATGCTTTTAGACGAAGTTTGACTTCCTCTTTAACTTGACCTGCTTTAATTTTATTAAACAAATCAAGATATTCAAGCATACGACTACTAATGTCATGTTTCATTTTTTCGACAGCCATCTTTTGATTAAAATCACCAGACTTTTTAATCTTAGTTAGATCAGTTAGGACTTTTTTAACATCCTCTTCTGTTTCTGGTTCCATTAGATTCAAAATCTTAAGCTTATCCATCTCATTTGGTGTTGTTTTATGAACTACAACATTAATCTTATCACCTTTAGAATTGGTAATAGTAACAGTTTCAGTATCATTATCATCTTCTAGTTCAACTTCATCCTTTTCAATAAACATGGTTAAATTATTTCCAGTAAATGTTTTCTTGAAATTAGTTCCACCAAATTTAATTTTGATTTGTTGTTGACTAGAAGCTAGATTAAACATATCCATAAAGTCACTTTGAAGTTCAGCAGCGACAACAGAATATTTGAACAAACCCTCTTTATTACCAAGGGTTCGAACTTTTTCTAAGAAGTCAGACTTAACGCTACCACCAAAACCAATAACATGAACTGTTACAGGACAAGTCTTATTCATAGCCCTAGATGCCATTGTAAAGATTCGAATAGATTCTTCTAGTTCAGCTGGTTTACCAGAGGTATCTTGTCCATCTGTCATAAAAATAAATGTGGTTGGTGTAATATTATCAGTTAAATATTTTACCATTCTATCAAAAACGGATTTAAAAGATGTAGACCCACTTGCAATAATTGGAGTTTTAACAACATTAGATAGTTTAGTATCATAACAATTATAGTCATATGTGAAAATTTCTGTATCCTTACCACTTATTTGACTAATTTGAGTTAATACATTATTAACATTGTTCATAGGTCCTCCGGCCATACTACCAGATTTATCTACACAATAAACTATATTGGTTTCTAGTTCTAATGTTTCATCATTCATAATAATATCTAGAAAAACATTATCATTTTCTGTTTGAAAATATCTTCCTGTTGTCATATATTAATTAAAAAAATATAATGTTTTATTATTTGTTAATATGTATCAATTTTAAATATAATTTTAAAAGTTGAAAAAAGTATAGATTTTTAGTTATTATAATTTTTTAAAAATATTTTGGGTCAACATTTTTTTTTGACGTTTGCGCGCGGTTTTTTGAAAAGTTGGTCCGTTTCGTCAGATTTTTTAATTTGATTGATTGAATAAAATAGTAATAGTTGTATACCCCAACTTTTTGCCAAAAAATCTGACGAAAACTCGACCAAAAAAAATACAGTTATTCATTTTATATACTAAATAACTTAAAATCAACTAAAAAATCCGTCAGATTTTTCGACCTCAAAAGTTGGGGTATAAATAGTTGCTAAATGTATTATTATTTACTGTTTAATAACTGTTTGTTAGAATTAACATCTGACGAAAAATCTGACGAAATCTGACGAAAATAATCAAAAATCTAATTGTTATTTTTGATTAGATTTTTTTTTCAGAACTTTCATCTTAATTAGTCACCATATTTTAATTTCAAAAACTTTTCCAGTAATACTATTAAACTATAAAAATAAGTAATATACTATAATAATATAATATATAGTTTAATATTAAATAATTATTTAATTTTTCAGGTTTTTATATGTTTTAAATTATTTTTTGATTTGTTAATGATTTTATATGTTTTAAATTATTTTTTGATTTGTTAATGATTTTTGAATAAAAATAAAAAGTATCAATTATTATATACATGGATCACTTTTGTAATATTTGTAATAAACCTTATAAAAATTATAATAGTCTGTACAAACATAATAAAAGGTATCATACAGAAAATAAAAATGGAATTAATTGTCTTTATTGTGGTAAATTTTTAACTCGTAAAGATGCTCTAATAAAACATAAAAAAACATGTAAACAATATAAAAAACATGAACTAGAATATGCGAAGGAAGATCTCAAGATATTAATAACTGAAAAATATGATTCAGAAATTGCAAAGAAACTTTTAACTAAAGATATTGATGTTAGTAAACTAAATAATGGTGTAATTGGAAATAACAATCAAAATAGTTATAATGATAGTATTTTTCATAGTAATAATCAAACAAATAGTAATAATCAAACACAAAATATTAATGTAATAGTTAATTTAGGAGATGAAAATTTATCTGAATTATTAACAGTAAAACAACAAGTAAAGATATTAAATCAACGTAATCAAAGTTTAGAGTACATTATTAAATATATTCATTTTAATAAAGATTTCCCTCAGTTTCAAAATATAATGGTTGATGACCTTAAAAGTAAAATAGCATATACATTTGACTCTAGCAAAAAAGATTATATTGCTATAAAAAAAGATGAATTAATTGATGATTTAATTGAAAATAGATTAAGTGATATTGAAGAATTTTATACCAATAATCTAGATGAAATTAAACAAACAACTAAGGATAGAATTCGAAAATTTGTTGATAAAATAATCAAAGAATTTGATAAAGGAGATAGTAAATATATTGATGAAAAGAAAAAAGATATAGAATTACTAATGTTTAATGAAAAAGATGTTGTAAAAGAAAATAAAAAGAAAATAAAGAAACTTAAGTTAAAAAGGTGTTAATTATGATTATTTAATTATATTTTAACCATTAAATTGACCTGTAAATAAAACTAGATTTGTTGGTTTATACCTAATAAAATATTTAAAAGTATGATTAGCAACAAATGTTTTTAGTTCTATTTTTTTATTGGATTTTTTATATTTCTTTTTATAAATAACAGTTACAGCTGCGGCTTCAGTACCTGTTTCATTAATCTTAATAACAGCTCTATGTTTAATATTATCTACCATGATATCATTTGTTTTATTCATTCTGCTAAAATTAGCATTATCGGAAAATATATATTTAACACCATTATTAATAAGTAAATCTTTGATATTAATATCATATGTTTGTTCAAATCTAGGTAAATAAACAATAACTTCTTCACATATTGATAATTGATTAATTCTTAACATATCAACACTTGAATAATTTAGATTTTTATCATAGGATAATTTAGGTAAAATAATATCAAATGTAAAATCAGGATGTTCATATAATAATGAAATATATTGTAATTCTTCATTTTCATAATAATTTGTTTTTTGATTATTCTTCATCATCATAACATATTTAGTGGAATCATCATGTTTAATAAATAATGAGTTAGATGTAATTGATTCAACAAATTTATTTTTCCAGTCTGGTTTGAAATACAAACAATTAACTATTACCATTTTTGTGGTTGTATCGATATCATCACTACTAATTATATTTTCAATTGTTTTATTTGTATTGTCAGATATATCTTTATTTATTCTATTAACAGCTACTATAGTATCATTAAAATTAATAGTATTGATATTACCAAATAATTTAGAAGCAATCATATAATCATCTTGTAAGTATTTTTGATAGGATTCATTTATATAAAAATTATTAACAATATTGATGTTTAAGTTGTTATGTCCATTAATATTATTAAATGTTTCAATGATTTTTAAAATTTGTTGTTGTAAATCTTGTGTTTTAATATGAGATTTTTTATTCATTGATTCTCTAAATAACAACTCATATAGTTCTACAAAAGTTTCTTTATCTGACCCCATATGTAATAACGATAATGCATTAAAAATAGAATAGGGTGATAAAATATAAGAAATGTCTTTTAAATTAGAAACAATGAAATCATTGTACAAATTAGAGTGTTTAGCTAACAAATCAAATGTTGTTGATGATTTAGCTTTTGTAGTATTAGTAGTAGTGTAATTCATTGTATTAATTAAAAAATACAATTAAAAATTAAGATAATTTCAATTTGTTTTTAAGTTTGATTTAACATCTAATTTAACCATTGAATTGACCAGAAAACATAATCATATTTTCAGGGATAAATCGGATAAAGTAACGAAATGAATGATCTGCATTAAATGTTTTTGGTTCACTAATTTGTGGACAAAAATTTTTCAATTGAAAACTCATGGCAGTTACTGCAGAGGCTTCTGTACCATTTTCATTTACTTTAACAACTGCTTTGTGTTTAATAAGACCTACATATAATGGTTCATTGATAATACCGCTAAAATCAGCTTGATTCAATGTAAACATATTATTAAAACCTAATTTTTGAAGATGTTGTTTGACATCTAATTCAAATTCATGTTCAAACTTTGGAATAGAAACGTTAACTTCTTCAGATGTTGAATTATACAACATTTTGAGAAGTGTACTAGAGTCAACGTTTAAACTCGATGTGGTACTAACCTTCGGTAATATTACATCAAAACTAAACAAATTACCTTGATATGGCATGGATAACATTTTGTAATTAGAATCTTCATAAAAGTAATAATTCTTTTTAGTCAAATACATTGTATCTAATTCCTTTGTGGAACCATTTAATAATGTAAATGAGTTTTTAGATGTTGATTCATGTTTAAATTGGTTAATCCATTTGGCTTTAAAATATAAACAATTCAATAAAACCATTAGAGTATCTTTATCAATATCATTATCTGACAATATACTCTTAATCAAACCTTTTGTATTCTGTTCAACTTTGTTGTTAATTTCAGAAACAGTTTCTGATTTAGCAAAATCAACTGATTTAATATCTCCAAAATTACTCATTAATTTAGTATATGATTCTTCTATTTCATAACCTTCTAGTTGACTTGTATAAAAATTATTAAGCATACTTAAGTCAATATTATTGTATTCATTTAAGTTGATATTATTAAATTTATTCATTAATACTTTCAAATCATCTAATAAAGTATCAACATCGGATTCAGTATTAGTTTCAGAACCAAATACAATCTTTCCAAGTTCTTTAAAAGTATTTTCTTTGGAACCTTTATGTGCTAGTGAAAGTAATACAAAGATTGATAATGGTGATGTTACATGACTTTCATCTTTTAGGTTGTTTAACATAAAATCATTGAATCGGTTAACAAAACTTGATAGGGGTGTTGTTGCCATTGTTTTAGTGGAATTGGTGATAGTAGAATTAGTTGACATATTTTAATTTAGAAATGTAATTTTTAGAAAGTTACAGACCGCATCAATTTTAATTATTATGTAACCTAAAATTGATTTATAGTCAATTAATAAATATTAATACTATATTAGTCCTTTTAAATATGGATTTTCTAGAACCAATTCATGAGACACCTCCTTGGAAATTAACATTACTCAAACAATTAAAACAAAGAGACGAAGGATCTATGCATTTAGTTCAAGTTTTAAAACAATTAGAAACTGCAACCAAGAAAAATATAGAGTATATTAAAAAAGCACATGAAATGGAAAAAACTCTAGCCATTATGTCTAAACGTTCCAAAAGAATATCAAATAATAGTCTTATTAACAGTTCACATAGTGGTATTGATACAATAAGTATTACAGATAGCACAATTGCCAATATAAAAGATGAAGAAATAGTCAAACACATTGCCTATTTACAATCTAGATTAAATAATAGTAATGAACTAAATAAAGAACTTGAAAGAAAAAATAAAGAACTTTATGAAAAAAATGTAAGTATTAAACTTGAATATGAAAAGAAACGGGAGAGTCGTGAATCATTATTAAATCGTATTAATATTTTAGAAAAAGAATTAAGATATACTAGAAAAAAAGTATCAGATACTTTTGATGAAAATATAGCACTTCAATTAGAAAATGCAGTTATGTTATCAAAATTTTAAGAATAATGTATTTAATATCAAAACAAAACAACTGGAAAACTCATTCCTCATTTCATCCATTAACTAAAGTTAACTGGAAAACTTTATTTATATTATGTTTTGATTTTTTATTTAATTGGATCGATTTGGAATAAAGTTTTCCAGTTAACTTTAGTTAACGGATGAAACGAGGTACGAGTTTTCCAGTTACTTTTTAGAAATTATAAAAAAAAGTAAGTAGTAATAATAAAGATATTAAACAGGATTAAAATGGAATCTCCAGAAAATGTGTTTAAAGTCTTTAAATTTAGCGAAATGTTATTTTAAGGACCCTTATGATAACTTACTTATTGATTATAACTTTTAATATAGTCGTAAAGGGATAAATACAGAAATGTAAAAATAATTTAGAATTAGTGGTATTTTATCATAAAATTGAAATTTTTGTATTAATATAGATAATTATATTTTCTTAGTTCATGTTTAGAAACTAAACCATGACTGATATCGAGTCTAATAATCTTTCATTAGAAGCACTGAATATTATGAGTGATAATGTTACATCTCATAAATTTTATGAAGTTCGTGAAGCTGTTAGCTGGAAAGGTTCCAAAAAGTGTTATCTTCGAGGTATGATTGACCCTCAATCTTGGGAGGTTGCTGGAATAGGTACTAGTGATTATACTTTAAAGTTGTATGATGTTATTGATCCTAATAAGTTTATTATGCTCATCATTGAAGATGGACCAACAAAATTAGAAGATTTCTTTGAAGATTGGTTTGTACCACAAAGTTGGTATTCTAAAGAAACAATTGCATTGAATGCAGACCGTTGGGATGATGATTGGGAACAAAAAAAACATGAAGTTGTTTTAAAGGTGTTTCTTTATGGTCTAGATAATCCAAGACAATCAGAATGTTCAAACGGTACTGTTTATCATATATTTATGGGTTTAAAAGATTTTAAATCATGGGATATTTAACTAATACATTGATGTTTTATTATAGCATTTTTATAAAAATATTGTTTAAGTATCTCTGCAAAGGAAACACTACGGTGTTTACCATGAGAACAAAATATAGCAATTGATTTATATTTTTTTGTTTCAATTGTTTTAATCATATTTTGTAATGTTGGGACAAATTGTTCACTCATGGCGATCATCTTATGAACAATTTCATTTTTTCCAGTTAAATATCTAATACTACCAAATGAAGCTGGAATATAAGAGTTGTATTTAGAAACATCAAAATGATGTTCTATATATAAACCTTCTGGGTTGAAGTTCTTACAACCATATGTATAAATACATATATTTGAATTATAAATATCAATAGTTTCAATTGAATTTATATATTCATTAATATCAAAATTATCTAGAGATTCATTATTAGTTATTGGTTTTGAATTAGTAATTTCTATAAATTCATCAATTAACTTATTTATATCTTTAGTATCTTGATGTTCATATTCTTGAATTAATCTATTATTAATATTAAAGAAACTAAGAGTTTTCTCCGTAATTTCAATATGATAAGAATCGTTATTAATAACACCCAAGTCTAATAGTATATATTTGTCTTTCATATGAATTCTATCATATGGAAATGATTCAAATAATTCACAATATATTTCTTCCATAAAAAAATATTTTTTTATATTTATCATAAATAATCAATTTTATACTTATTTTATAATTAAATAATTTATATATGGGTCTCAACCCATGTAACAGGTGTCTTAACAGGTGTTACAGGTGTCTCAACCGGTGTAACAGGTGTTACTTGTGTATTAACAGGTGTTACCTGTGTATCAACAGGAGTATTAACAGGTGTATTAACAGGTGTATTAACAGGTGTATCAAATGATGTTTCTACAGGTGTAGTAGGATGTGTAGATGATGTATCTTCCTCTGTATCTTCTTCTGTATCTTCTTCTGTATCTTCTTCTGATTCAGAATCAGAAAGTGTTAAATTTAGTGTCTTAAAGTACTCCTTAACAATTGAGTAAGGTACATGACGACGACCAAATAGATATGGGTCTTTGTTTGGTTTACACAGAGTATGTTCTGGACCTACATTTGGACTATATTTGTATTTATAATCAACTTTAAACTTATCAGTTATCATATCTTTATGATATGTAATGGAACTGGAAACTGCTTTTAGAAAGTGAACATAAACTGTTCTACTAACTAGATTCTCAGGTAGACCATTAAAGCCAAAGTAAGCACCTGCCATACCACCATAAATACATCCATTTGTATCAGTATCACCACCGAGTCTAATAACACAATCTAGACCGTATGTATATAGTTTAGATGGAGGCAATTTAGTTGTTTCGTTTTCCGAGTATGTCATAATTGCATTAAGACCATACATGGCATATGTAATGGCTGTGAAAGCACTACCAACATAGAATGCTGGTGCATCAGGTGTTAGTTCCTGTTTAAAAACAGCATTATATACTGCTGTAAAGTACTTATTATTGGCTTCGAGGTGGGGCTTGAAGGTTTCCTCAATAATTTGACGAAGTGTTTTCTTATCCTCAAGAAAGTGATTATGAAGAGATCTCCATATAATTTCCGTTTGCAAACAACTAAATAGAATTGCAAATTCGCAATCATCTCCCCAGTTGGTAATTTCGGTTTGCTTTTGTGATGCTTCAATTGCAGCAGGTAGGTCATCATGAAAATAACATGCTACTGGAAAGTTACGCATAATACAACCATTAGTGGGACGACTCTTTAATTTAGATTTAGCCTTTTCCAGGTCTTCAAAAATAATATATCGAGATAATACTTCACCTGTCATTTGACCAATACCCCATGTATAATCCATAGAAGAAAGTGTTCCAGTACCCATCCATGATGAAAACCATTTAGCACAGTTATCTTGATCAAATTTACCACTATTAAGCATAGACATTGCTAAGCAAAGACCCATACTAGTATCATCACTCCAAGTACCAGGAGGTACATTATGTGTAAATGGTGAAGGATAACCCTTACTTAATGAGGTAAATGGTTTGGCAGTTTTATTCTTTAGCTTATGCATAAAGTCACCAAAAACTTCATATGGGACTCCTGCGGCATCACCAACAGCAGCACCAATTATAGCACCTGAGACATATTCCGTCATTTTAGAAAGATAATCATCATCTTTAGTATGATTTTCATATTCTTTGTAATTTGATTTTTCAAGTGAATAAATACTCATTGTCCCTTTGAAAGTTAAAATATCATAACATATAAAATTATCAAATAAATCAATTTTATTAAATTTAATTTAAAATTGATAAATAATTATACTAAATTTATAGTATATTTTTGTATAATAATACACTTTCTATATGAACAAATTTATAAATGCAATATATCCAAGTGAATCTATTAAAGAGAAAAAAGGTGTAACTGAAAATGTTAGGATTACTAACTTCGAAGTACTTGATGAATTTAATTCAGATGAGACAAATAAAAGTTTTATTGATGATGATATAATTAAAAGTAATTTTATGAGTGACATAAATTATTCTAAACCAGATAATAGTTCTATTAAAGTAGAATGTGCTTTTTGTCAGAAAATGATTGACATTGTTGAATTAGAAAATCATGAAATTAAATGTATTGAAATATTATCTAGAAGTAATGATATTCAATGTTCTTTCTGTAATGTTAGTATCCCATTTTCAACTTTTGGACAACATCAATATGAATGTAATAGAAAACTAAATGAAATGCAAATTAATACATACAATAAATCTATATTACTCTCAATACAGTATAATGCTTTGAAGAGTGTTAATGATATATGTAAAAATGGATTTATTAATGCAAAAGAAAATATTATGAAGAAGTTATCAATTAATGAATTTTTGTATCAGCGGTTAATTGATAATTTTAATGCAAATAATGTTATTATCAACTTTCATCCAAGTAAACATTTAGAATTTTATATGAAAGACACTAATTATCGTAATTTATTCGAAACTAATACATCAAGTGGTTCTAAAAGTATACATAATCGAACTACTTGGGAAGACAATATGTTTAATAATATTTATCATAATGCTTTACCACATGAGAGATGTAAATATGGTGTATTAAATATTACTAAAGATGTATATATTGGTGGGGCATCCACTTACGGTGATTCATATTTTATAATGACACCAGATGTCAAGAATCGTGCAACGATGACATATGGTGATTCAAGTTCATATTCGACAGGATATTCATTTTTATATCCGGAAACTTTCTTAGATGGTATTTCAAATCAATTCTTAGAAGCAATGATATATAATGATTATATTCCGATTAATCAGGGTAGAGGTTATGTAGAATGTCAAATTCATGGAGATGTTCTATTTAATCGGGATATATTTGCATGTGTTGGTCACGAACGCCATCGAAATACAGATGTAGGAAAGAATCTTAAAATATTTTGTGAAAAAAATAACATTATTTTGACATGGCGAGGTGATATCTTAAGTTAGTAATAATTAAGGATATTAAACTAAAAAATAAAATATCCAGATTATCTATTTAAAGTCCTTAAATTCAGCGAAATGTTTTTTAAGGGTCCCTACTATAACTACTTTATTAATTATATTTTTTAATGTAGTTTAAAAGGGTCAATTAAAGAAATGTTAAAAAATGATTATACATTAATGTAATTAACTGGAAAAATGATTTTAGATTAGTTTTGGATTTTTTATTTTTGATGGATCCCAAGTTACCAAATTTTTTTATCGAAACGGTTTTGGACTTTTAAAAAAAAACCACTGCTTATTTTAGGGTACTTTTATGACCAATATAAAATATATAGTAAAATAATAATAAAACATAGAATTTTAAGTGGTACTTTACATTTATGTTATGTAAACTATAAAAAGAAAAAAATAGTAGTAAAACATAGAATTTTATATGGTACTTTATAAATTATAATATATAAACTATAAAATAGTTAAAAATAGTATTAAATTATAGAATTTTAAGATGGTATATAATAAGAATTAAATATATAAAAATAATATATAAATTTATATATTATGGTAAAATATTATTGTAATATTTGTTGTAAAAAATATGCTTCCTCGAATAGTTTATGGGTCCATAATAAAAAATTTCATAACACTAATGAAAAAATTTCTAAAGCTATTCGCAAGAAAAGTATAATACAATGTAAACATTGTGAAAGAACCTTTAACGATTATAGTAACCGTTCAAAACATCATAAATTATGCAAACAAAATCCTTCTATAAATATTGTAGAAGCTAAAAAAGACATAAATTTAACTACAGAATTAGTCAAAGAGTTATTGCCTCAATTGATAGCAACTCTTAATAATGTAACAGAAAAAAATTCTCAAGGACAAACTCAAAATTGTGAAACTATTATTGATAGTCAAATTATTAACGGTAATAATAATAATACTCAAAATAATAATATTACAATTTCTCTAGGTAATGAAAATTTATCAGAAATTGTTTCTAAAAATGATCAAATTAAAATACTTAATCAAAAGACAGATTCCCTGATTGAAATTATTAAATTAGTACATTTTGGTTCTAAATATCCTCAATTTCATAATATTGCTATTGATGGAGAAAAAGCATATCAATATAATGAAGCAGATAAGAAATTCCTTGAAACACCAAGAGAGGATATGTTATATGATTTAATTGAAAATAGAGTTAATGACATTTGTGACTTTAATGAAGATAATAAACTAAGTCTATCTAAAAAGACATATTCGTGGATCAAGTCATACACAAATATGTTTGAAATAGAAACTCAAGTAAAAAGGAGTATTCAGCAAATAGAACCAATTATTGAACTAGAATCAGGAAAATTAATTACCAATAAACAAATAAAACTTTAAAACTAAACACCTGGAAAAGCTATTTTAGATTAGTTTTGATTTTTTATTTTTATGGATCCAAGTAGAATAAAGTTTTCCAGTTGTTTTTAAAAAATTATAAAAATAAATAAAGAGTAATAATAAAGATTTTAAACAGGATTAAATAAGTCATCCAGAAAATCTGTTTAAGGTCCTTTTAATTTAGCGAGATGTTTTTTAAGGACCCTTATGATAACAGTTAAATGTATTATAACTTTTAATATAGTTGTAAACGGAGAATTAAAGAAATGTAAAAATAATTTAGGATTAAGTCTATAAATTAATATTAAATTGTATCAAGTGAAAATGTGATATTATCTAGTGTTTTATATGCATCTCTTCCACTTGTTTCGTGAAACATACCACCTCGAAGTCGTAATACCATATGTAATGTAGATTGTTTTTGAATATTATAATCACTCAATGTACGACCCTCTTCTAGTTGTTTACCTGCGAAAATAAGACGTTGTTCGTCTAAAGGGACGCCTTCACCTTCATAAATATAAAGTTTAATTAATTCTATACTATCATCTGGTAAACACAATAGGGTACGAGTTGTACCTGTTAGTGTTTTAACAAATATACTCATACTGTTTTCTTTATCTCTACCTAATCCAATATCTGGCATAACACCTGGAATATTATATGTATACTTAATCTGAGATTTACTTTCTTTTTTTGTTGAATGAAGATTTACCATTTTTAGGATAATCTTATTATCTTTAAATATAATTTTGCCTTTTAAGTCCAATGGTTTATTCTGATTGTCTATTGAAAGACCAATATCATCATTTGATACTGCATTATTTTTATATTTTATCTTATTTTTAATATTTTCTAAGATATGGTTATATGTGATAGATGAGTTATTAGTAAGACCATATAGTGTTTTGTTACCAAAAGTTTTAATAGAAACACAATATTTAAAATCAGATGGATTAAGGATGTCTGTCATATTTTTTGTGTAAAATTATAAAAGAAAATAGTTAAGAATAATAGTCAATTTTATTTATTAATTTACGAAAAATATAATTAATTGACAATTAAGTTATCAATTGATAATCGACATTAAATTTATTGATATCATTAATAATTAATTCAAATTCATTTGATTTAATACCAAATTTATAAGAATATGTATAAGTATTATCATTAACATTAACTGATTTCCATTGTGTATCTGGGTTAAAATATGATAACTTCAAGAAGATTTTCCAGATAACAGATGCAATATATTTATATTTTTGAATAGCATTTTGGTTGAATATATGAGATACAGTAATAATAACATATGGTTTCTCTATTTTTCGAATTCTTAATATTTCTTTGGATACAATTTGAGCTGGAAAACTTTTTATTAGTTGACTAGTCATTTTAAATTCATTAATAATAATATTTAATGTTTGTTTTGTAATTCGTCTTAAAATATTAGTATAGGGTTTTGATGGCGTTAAAACAACCATTATATTATCTGATGGATATCTTCTATTAAATACACAATCATTTAATGATATAATATCTGGGTATTTGAATTCAGAATAATACTTAACAAATAAATATAGAAAGTCATATATACAGTTGATATTATCTTCTTTATTGTTTAAATATATCTGGATTGTCATTACAAGTAAAGCAATTCCATTAAGATAACAATAATTACTACTATAAATCTTCCGATTTTTACAAAATTTCTTGATTGCATTATAGTATTTACAAAAATCTTTAATATTATCTTTTAATATTTCCTTGACTATATTAACTGATGTAATCATTTCATATATTTTAGTTTTATATTCATCTGTTTTATCGTTAACAATAGTTAATGTATCACTTTGATAATAAAATATATTAATATTAGAATTATCAATTAATTCAATATCCATTATTTTAACCATTGTATCAATTAATTGACAATATTTAACATGATATGAGTTTATTAAAACACTGTTAAGCTTGGTATAAAAATCATGTAATGGTATTTTACCAATTACAATAATATCATAGTCACCATCCATATTAATATCATATGATTTTGAACCAACATATTCTATTTTGTATTCATCCAATACATTTTTAATAACTATATTAATGAAATCAACTACTAATAAAACATTAGATGTTAAACTATTATTGAAATATATTGTATCCCATATTTGATGATATTTTCCAGTGGTTACATTTTCTAAGTGATTTAATTCTATAGTGATATCTTGAATAGTTCCCTTCAAATTATCATATAATTTTGAAATTTGTGTTTTATCGGAAGAAATCAAGTTAATATGGGGTTCAAAAATATCATATGGAGTATCAAATAGTTGACATAATTCATCATATAATTTAATAATGTTTGATTTATTAGATGGTACTAATACCAGTGTTGATTTAGTTTCATTTTCAAATACCTTTAAAGTATCAAATACGGTATTTAAATTAATATATTTATGTAAAATATTTTGTATTTGAGGTCTATATTGTATGTAGTTATCTGTTGAAATAAAGAACTCGAAAATATTAAGGTGTGTATATTGAACTATCTCAAAATCAGGTTTTGATTTTAAATTAGGGAGATATTTAAGTATATAATTCCAGTATTCTATAGGTAAAGATATACGTAATGCAGTACCTGGTAAAAAGGAGTTAACAATATTTATTTCTTCAGATTCATAAGACTCTTCAGATATATATGTTATTTCAGACGATGTATTGTATTCTAATTCCGTAATTAAACCATAATGATCCGATATATATATTCCATCAATTGGTTCTTTTCCGACAATATCAATATAATTAGCTTTAAAATCGGTTGATAGAATTCTATCGATACGACAAAGAATATTATTTTGTGATACAATTTTAGCTAATGGATTATTGATATAATTATAGGTATATCCCTTTTTATTAGGATATATGTCTTTCCAAACATCAAATGTATTATATAATTCTATCGATTCATCTGTATTAAAATCACCAATAATCATATATGGATTGTTAAGGTCTATATCTTTTTTAAGTTCTTCAATTTGTTCTTTTCTTTTACTTGATGAATCACGTTGACTATCTGAAGTTAAATGGATATTGTATATTTGTAGTTTTTGACCATTTGGAATATTAAAGGATACTTGATGGTAACTTTTAAGGTTTTTATTGAAAATCTTAACATTTTGATTAGTTGGAAATTGTTTAAATAGTGTTAGTTGTCCATATTTATAAATTTTATAATCAAAACATAAATAGTTTTCTTGTATAAATTCACGAGATAATATATAATCTCTCATTAATAAAGTTATTTCTTGTAGTAAAATTATATCAGGTAATTGTTTCATATCTTGGATTAATTTAAGAAGTGCATTGAGTCTAATATTGACGGGAGGTAATGGAGGGTTAGTTTTATATAAATCAAAAAGACAATTGTATGTTAATAATTTAAATTTATTAGGTAATGTTTCTGGTTCTCTTTGAATTGTTAACCATTTCCTATTATTTTTATTATATTTTAAAATTTTAACATTACTAGTGTATTTATTGACATCATTTAATAATAATAATTCTTCATTAAATATTCTATTAGTTCTATCCCATAAAAGGTCTTCATTTTTATAGAAGTAATATACACGATGCCATGGAATATCACCACCTTTTTCCAGTGTTACCCATTCATTAAAAGGGATAGTTTTATATTCTTTTAATATACCATCCCAGTAAGAAATAAAGAATTGTTTAGTGTCTAAAGATTGTTGCCATTGGATTCTATAATAAAGTTCATCAGATTTTACTAGTTTTTCCTTATCCATTTATTTGTGTTTTAGGTGGATTAATAATTATATATTTTAATATCCTTGAATATCAATTTTTAAAAATCATAAAAAACAAAAATAATTCTAAAAATTAGATCGAAATAATTTAATTTTTCCAGTAATTATAATAACTTCATAATAAACATCAACCAACAAATATAAGTAATATATACTAATAATATATGTATATATTATTTTTATAATTGTTTAAAGAGTACTGGAAAAATCTAAAATAGATAATTTAAAAATTAAAATCTGGTAATTAATTAAGTCGAAAATCTTCAAAAAAAAATCTAATCAATGTTTTTGGTCAGATTTTTGAAAATTTCGACAGATTTGGTCAGATTTTATGTCAGATTTTATTTTTGTCAAAACCGTCCCAAAGGGAAATAATAACACCTCTAATACCACATTATGCCCCAGTTTTTGATGACCAAAAATCTGACGGATTTTTTAGTTGATTTTAAGTTGTTTAGTGTAAAAAATGAATAACGTCAAAATATTTTGTCAGATTTTGGTCAGATTTTTAAGCAAAAAGCTGGGGTATAAATATATTACTCTTTTACTGAATCAGTCAAATAAAAAAATCTGTCAAAAAGGACCAACTTTTTAAAAAACCGCGCGCAAACGTTAAAAAAAAAAGTTGACTAAAAATATTTTTAAAAAATAATAATAACTAAAAATTCTATATTTTTTTAATTTCTAAATTAAATAGTTTAAAACTAAAATATAAGTATATCAAACGTATAAAATAGTATTTTAGTAATTAATAAATAAAAAAATTGATATTTTAATGTTTTTAAGGATGATATTATTTTTGTGTTTTACACATTTCAATCATAATAATTTAATTAGAATGGCAAATTTTGATGGATTAATTTCAACAATTATTCATGCTTTGGTAGAAAAGATTGGATTGTCATCTACGACTCGAACATTGCTTTTCCCACATATTCCAAAGATAGTGAATACTTTATCATTAACTCTTGAGAATAATAACATTAACGAACTTATATGCGAATATTATATATTTCTAATAATTGGAATATTAATTTGTATACTTTATTACTACAAGAATACATTGGTGGATTATATTAATATTCTAATAAATTATTGGACTAATAAGAAACCAAATAAAGATAAAGTAAAAGAAGATAGTTCTATGCCATTTACTGCAAGTTTGACAATTGAAAGTATTATTGAGGTAGTTACTGTTATTAAATATTTAATGGATAATGCAAACAATTCAAATGTACTTAAGATTGATACTGTTAAAAACATTGAGTTCATATCAACAGAAACAACAAACTCAAAATTGATGAACGTAAAAAAAAATTATGGAGTTATGACGGATCCATTTTCAGATGATTTTATTGAATCACAATTTATGTGTGGTACTATTGAGATTCCTACACATATTGTATGTGAGTATTATTTAGACAGAAAAGAATTTAATACTGACTCTGTAAAGTTATTAATTAATACAACTTATAATTATACTTCAATAAATGAGAAAAAATATGAAGATGAAAATGGAAATGAATATGAGAATCAAAATAATGAGGAAACATCAAAGATTGAGATGATTAAGATGATAATTAGTGTAACTTATTCTAATTCAGATTTTAATTTCATTCAATTTGTAAATTATTTTAAAACCATGATTAAAGAACACAATAAAAAAAAGATTCAAAAACGTAAATTAATGAATAGAACAGAGATTATTACCAAATATGATCCGAATGATGTTGGAACAATTCTTCTTTATGATGGTCCAATTATATCAGATAAAAAACGTATTGAAATATATCTAGGTTCTTTTATTCATCAGACTTCAGAGGAATTAATATCAATGGTTAATAATTTTCTAAATGATTGTAAACAACAAGATTTTGAGTGGTCATCATCTATAAATCCACATCTTGCTCTTTTAGTTTATGGTGGACCTGGTTCTGGTAAATCAACATTGGCTGACCGTCTTGCATTAGCATTGAAACGCGATGTAATAATATATCCAATTTCTAAATATAGTACTATTATTAGTATTAAACAATTTATGAGGAATTATCGTATACGTAGTTCAATTGTATTGATTGATGAGTTTGATCAATTTATTATAGATGTACGTGAAGATAATAAAAGATATGAAGATTTTTTAGAGGAAATTAAAAACTCTGATGATAGAGAAAAGAAAACAAATGAATATATTCGTAAGTATAATTTCACACCTGAAGAATTACTACCATTATTTGATAGTTCATATCGTGGAAGTGGAACAATTATAATAGCAACTACTAATAATCCGGATATAATTAAGGATATTGGAAGAGATAAAACAAAAGGTGCAATGTTACGTGCTGGACGTTTGAAGTTATTCCGTATGGGTTATTTTGATAGATCAACAGCAGAAAAGTTACTTAAATTACAATATGGTAATAATCATGGTATTATTTTAAATAATAAATGGTTTGATGAAAATAATGAAATAATTGTTCAGAATTCTAATTTTATTGAGATTTTGAAAACAATTCCCAAAGAAAAGTTTGCGGAAAAGATTGATAATGACATTAAAGAATTCAAAAGTATTGATTAATGAATAATTTGGATTGAATACTAAACAATATTTTTTATTAAAAATTGAAAAGATTGAGTAATATCTTGATGTTAATATTTTTATTTTTCCAGTTTATAAATAGATATATGTCTGAATATGAATCATTTATTTCTATGATATGTCATGCTTTACTGGAAAAAGTTAAATTATCATCTGCAATAAGAACAATTATATTCCCTCAAGTTCCTAAGATATCAAAATTGGTTATGACTTTGATTGAATCAGATAGTACATTTGAATTTTTATTAACTCATTATTACTATATATTCACATTAATTATATTTATTTGTTTAATCTTCTTTAAGAAGAAAGTTAAGTTATTTTTAAAAGATAGTTATGATAGTATTGTTTCTGTATATAAACAGTTAATTGGAAAAGATGTAATTGAGATTAATGGTATTAAGTATTATAATACAAAAGTTCTAGTATCAGATCCAAGTAATGTAATTTCTATTATGAGATACATTTCAGATAATCTAGATAATGATAAACTATTTGAATTAATTTCAATAGAAGAGATTGAATATAAGTATCATATGACATTTAAACAGAAGATTGCAGAATACAAGAAAAAGGGTCATCATTTTAACCACATGTTTACTTTTACATCAATGAACTCTGAATTTGATAAATATACAATTACATTACCTAAGAAGATTTCATTTAAGTTCTTTGTACCGAAAGATAAATTTTTACAGGAATATATTACAATTAATATGAGTACAGAATGTATTAAAGATGAACCAATAAGAAAAAATGATAATGAAGAAGATGAAGATGATAGTCTCACAAGAAGAATAGCTAAAAAGAATATTAAAGCAGAATCATCAAATTTAGATGTTTCATTTGATGATATCAAACTACATATAGAATTAGTTTATAGTGGTAAAAGATTTAATCCAACGTCATTTATGAATTATTTTAATGGATATGTAAAGGATTATATTAAATCCAAATATAATGAAATATGTATTTCAAATAAATCAGAGCAAATTTATAAACATTTTTCAAATCATAAATTTATTTCAACAATTTATAATGGTCCTATTATTCCAGTTAAGGATAGAATTGACATCTATATGGGAAGTTATATTCATCAAAAAGCAGATGAACTAAGAGCATTAGTAAATGCATTTATGAAAGATTGTGAAGGTGATACATTTGGAGCAACTTCTTCAATAATTCCATATATGTCTTTATTAATTTATGGTCCTCCTGGTTCAGGAAAATCATCAATAGCAGAACGTTTAGCAATGGCTTTAAAAAGACATATTCATACATTAGATATTTCTCATTACTCTAAATTAAATAATTTAACAGAGAAAATTGCAACAATTCGTTCAAAAGAAAATATTGTGTTAATTGATGAGATTGATAAGATAATTATGAAGATTAAAGAAGATGAAGAGAGTAATTTAGAATGTATAGATGAAAGTGATAAAAAAATGAAGGATGAAAAAGAAGGTCAAGAATTATTAAGTAATGAAAGGGAATACATTCTATTAGAAGATAACTCTTCTCCAGTTATTGAGTTATCTAAAATTCTTAATGGAGACAATAGTAAGAAGGAATATAAATCAAAAGAAGATGGGGATAAACCTGACAAAGATAAAGAAATAAAAAATATGATACATAATTATAATATACCAAAGCGTAAATTTGATTATGGTGTCGAGGATTTATTGCCCTTATTTGATGGTACTTATCAAGGATATGGTTCTATTACAATTGCAACTACAAATAATCCAGAGATTCTACTTGATGTAGGTAATGGAAATACAAAAGGTGCTTTAACACGTGCTGGTAGATTGAAACCATATCGTATTGGTTATTTTGATAGTAATACAGTTAAGCAGTTAATTGATATAAAATTTGGTAAGGAACATGATATTCAAATACCAGATGAATGGTATGATGAAAATAATGAGATTAAGATTCAGAGTTCTAATTTTATTGATATTTTAAAGTTTGCAACACCAGACAATTTTATTGAGTTATTGATTAATGATATGCAGATTTATGAAAATCTGTATAATAATTAATAAAAAAATATTTGAAATAAATTGAATTATTGATAATAATAATATTTTTTCATATAAAATGAAAAAGGAAAATATAGATAGAACAAAATTAATTCATGCAATAAAAACAAATAAAGATAGTCTAACCCAAGAATGGTCTAGTGATGTACTTTGTAATGATGGTGTACGTAATACAAGAAAGATATTAGAAGTATTAAATAGTCTAAGTAGTTGTAAATTAAATATAACATTTGAAGAGAATGTATTATTAATAGAGGCTATAAGTAGAACAAATAAGTTTATATGTGATATAATATTATGTTATTGTACTTATAATGCAGTAGATAATGAGTTAGATTGGGTTAATAATTTATTGGATTAAACATTTTTGTGGCTTTTTACATATGATATACTATTTTTTATTGTATAATAGTATAATGAAATATTTATTTTTATTTGTAACAGTAATATTATTTTATATAGTTGGATTTATGAGGTTAGATAATATAGAGTTAACATCAATGTATTATATATTTAGATATTGTTTTGTTAATATGAATGTAGAGGCTGATATACAATATTATTATACAATGATATGTAAGTTATTGATGGTACCCTTTATGGATATAGATTATTTATCAAGGTCTCATAAAGGTAGTATATATTCTTCATATTTGTTAAAGACACATTATAATGATTTATCTAAATTTAATAGTAAATATTATTGGTATAATATATTTAGACAGAATGGAATTAATACTCCAAAGATAGTAGGTTATTCATTGGATAATAAAAAGTATATTGGAGATTATGATGAAACTAAAAAATATATTTCAAAACCGAATAATGGTACATTAGGTTATAATGTAAATATAGTAAGTGGCAAGGATATAAAGAATATTATAAATAATAATGATAATATAATTATACAGGATAAGTTATATGATTGTATAAAAAAGAAGGCAAGAATATTTCGATTGGTAACATTATATAATGGTGAAAGTTTTGTATTATGGGAATTGACAGCACATAGTAGTAAACAAGTAACATCAAATACAAATATGGGTAAAAGTGCGGATATTGTATTATGTAAGAATATAAAATGTAATATATCTAATATAGAATCAAAAGAGTTATCAAATATTATTTTGAAACTAGAAAGTCTCCATAAGATGATGTATGATGATATATTATCAATTGGTTGGGACATAATGTTAGATTGCACTGATACTATAAATATGCATGTATTAGAGGGTAATATTATGTGTAGTGTAGTAATAGGTAAATATAAAGTGTTAATGTCAAAATATAAAAATATAGTAAAAAAATATTTAGGAATATAAAAGATTTAATATAGATTGATAACTTTAATTTTTAATTGGATTTAATAATATCAAAAACAATATATTGATTTAAGTGTTATAATCAATTTTAATAATTTAAGAATAGATGTATTAGGGATTAATATAATTGACCTTAAACAAGATAACTGGAAAATCTATTTGTATTATGTTTTGATTTTTTATTTTAATGGATCTATTTGGAATAAAGTTTTCCAGTTACTTTTTTGAAATACTAAAAAAAAGTAAGTAGTAATTATAAGTATTTTAAACAGAATTAAAATAGAATATCCAGAAAATATGTTTAAAGTCCTTAAACTTAGCGATATGTATTATAAGGACCCTTATAATAACGGATTATGTCATTATATTATTTATTGTAGTTGCAAAGGGACAATTAAGTAAATGTAAAAATAAATTGAATTTCTTAAAATATAACAAATAAAAAATATTTATAAATGAATATATTTAAACCTTTGAATAAAGAAGAGTTAAATGAAGCAATTAATTTATGGTGTAATAATGAAACAGAAGCAATAAATAAATATGGTAATATAAGTAATTGGGATGTATCAAATGTAACAAATATGAGCGATATGTTTCGTAATAGTAAGTTTAATGGTAATATAAGTTCATGGGATGTATCAAATGTAACAGATATGAGTTATATGTTTTATGATAGTCAGTTTAATGGTGATATAAGTCAATGGGATGTATCTTCAGTGACATATATGGGTTGTATGTTTTATAATAGTGAATTTAACGGTGATATAAGTAATTGGGATGTATCTTCAGTAATCAATATGAATTATATGTTTTATAATAGTTATTTTAATGGTGATATAAGTTCCTGGGATGTCTCAAATGTAAATGATATGAGTAATATGTTTTATTATAGTGTCTTTAATGATAATATAAGTTCATGGAATGTATCAAATGTAACAACTATGAGTTTTATGTTTTATAATAATAAGTTTAATGGTGATATAAGTTCATGGGATGTATCAAATGTAACAGATATGAGTTATATGTTTTCTGATAGTCAGTTTAATGGTAATATAAGTTCATGGGATGTATCTTCAGTAACAGATATGAGTAATATGTTTTATAATAGTCTGTTTACTGGTGATATAAGTTTGTGGAATGTATCTTCAGTGACATGTATGAATTATATGTTTTATAATAGTCTGTTTAATGGTGATATAAGTTCATGGAATGTATCTTTAGTGATGTATATGAGTAATATGTTTTCGAATAGTAAATTTAATGGTAATATAAGTTCATGGGATTTAAGTAGTTTAATACATTCAGTAAGTGAGTTAGGAATAGAAGTAAGTTGGAGTAAAGAGAGTGTAAAGTATGAGGAGTTAGAGTGTGTAGTAATGTATGAAAAGATAGAAGAGTATATAAAGTGTAAAATCTGTAGTAATAAGTTTAGTGTAGATGTAAAGGATGTAGTAGATAATGGTTGTCCAATGTGTCGTAGTGAATGGTTAAATAAAGTAATTTATGTAATGGAATAATAAGGTTGATTTATGTAAAAAAAACAAGATAACTGGAAAACTAATTTATATATTGTTTTGATTTTTTATTTTAATGGATCTAATATTAATCTTTTTTTCCAGTAACTTTTTTGAAATACTAAAAAAAAGTAAGTAGTAATTATAAGTATTTTAAACAGAATTAAAATAGAATATCCATAAAATGTGTTTAGAATCCTTTAAATTTAGCTGAATGTTCTGTTAAGGATCCTTATGATAACAGATTATGTAATTATATAATTTATAGTAGTTCTAAAGTAATAATTAAGTAAATAAAATGGATAATAATAAATAAATTGAATTTATTAAAATATAAAAATAAAAAATATTTATAAATGAATGTATTTAAACCTTTGAATAAAGAAGAATTAAAAAAAGCAATTAAATTATGGTGTGATAATGAAACAGAAGCAATAAATAAATATGGTAATATAAGTAATTGGGATGTATGTTTAGTGACAGATATGAGTTATATGTTTTATAATAGTAAATTTAATGGTGATATAAGTTCATGGAATGTATCTTCAGTAAAAAATATGAGTTTTATGTTTCGTGATAGTAAGTTTAATGGTAATATAAGTAATTGGGATGTATCAAATGTAACAAATATGAGCGATATGTTTCGTAATAGTAAGTTTAATGGTGATCTAAGTGAATGGGATGTATCAAATGTAACAGATATGAGTCATATGTTTCATGATAGTAAGTTTAATGGCGATCTAAGTAATTGGGATGTATCAAATGTAACAAATATGAGCGATATGTTTCGTAATAGTAAGTTTAATGGCGATCTAAGTAATTGGGATGTATCTTCAGTAACAAATATGAGCGATATGTTTCGTAATAGTAAGTTTAATGGTAATATAAGTTCATGGAATGTCTCAAATGTGATAGATATGGAATCTATGTTTTCAGATAGTAAATTTAATGGTAATATAAGTTCATGGAATGTATCAAATGTAACAACTATGAGTTTTATGTTTTATAATAATAAGTTTAATGGTGATATAAGTTCATGGGATGTATCAAATGTAACAGATATGAGT